GATTTAAAAAAAAAGAAATAAAATTTTAATTATTATTATAAATTTATATAATAAAAAAGAAAAGAAATAAATTTCTTTTCTTTTCCACCATTTTCTTTTCTTCAAATATTCATCTTTTTTTGAATATTCGTCTTTTTTAAAAATTCTTTTTTTCCTTTTATATTTATGCGTGCGTGTGTAAATATAAAAATTTTTTCTAAAAGTCAAATTATTTCTTAATCAATTCAATTATTTCAGATACAACTGAACTTCCTGCCATTAAGGTTAATCCAGTGATAAATTGACCCATTAAAGTAACTTCAGACCATAAACCTAAACCAACAATTAAGTCTAAACCAAAGCTAAATACTAAAGCAAAGCCAAAGACAGCCGCAAGAGCTATTGTAATATATTTACCATATTTTACTTCACTCCAAAGTGGTTTGATTCTGTCAATTAAATACCACATAATTACACTTAAAGCTGTAATTAAACCTATCATATCCATTCATATCATCTCCTTATTTTCTTATTTATAAGTAAATTTTTAAAAAGGTTTATAAAATAATTTGATTTTTTTTGAAAAATTTCATATAATTATTTATATAAAAATAGAAAGGAGAATTAATATATGAAGAAAAAGAACGATATCTCAACTGAACCAATTTGTTTATTAGATTCTGACTTGGATTTAATGGATAATATAATTGCAGACTTCTTGACCTCATTGTATCATTTACATTATCAAAACCAAAAAATTTTTCCAAAGAAAGATTTTTACTTTTTATTAGATGAAAAACGATACGAAGAAAAGCTACTGATTTATTTACTTCCATTAATACAAGATGTCGGAGCTTTTCCCAAAATACAAATCTATACTAATTTTAAAACTTTATTAAACTTAAAATTTAAGTACAAGAAAAATTTAGGAAAAATACATATTAGAAATTGTCCTTCAAAGATTCGCCATAACTGCGAAGAGATTAACCAATACTGGAACTTTTCAATTTCTAAATTTTCAGATAAACTAAAAGAGAAAGTAGAAACAACTCATTTTGAAAATTTAGTAATAGAAAATAAAGTTAGTGAAGTATCCAAATACATTATTAAAGCATATTACACTTTTGGAAAGGAGTAAAGAAATGACTTTTACAATTTATACTGACGGCAGCTGCAAAGGTAATGGCAAATCAAATAATGCCGGCGGCTATGCTTTTATCATCCTATATGATGATGAATTTGACCCTAATAAACAGCACATCAAGGTTGAATACAGTCGAGGAGTAAAAAATACCACCAACAATAGAATGGAATTATCAGCTATTATCGAGGCTTTTAAATGTCTATATTTTTATTCTACTTCTTCTTGTCCTGTTGAGCTATATACTGATAGTGCTTATTTTCATAATTGTTACACTCAAAAATGGTGGAAAAATTGGGTGAAGAATGGCTGGAAAAATTCTAAAAAAGAACCTGTAAAAAATCGAGACCTTTGGGAAAAACTTATTCCTTATATGGATAACTCATTAATTACTTTCAAAAAAGTAAAGGGTCATAATGGTGATTATTGGAATGAAAAGGTTGACTCAATGGCACAGGACGCTGCAGACACTGTAAAATTGGAGGAATAATATGACTACTTGTATTAATACACAAACTTCTGAACAAAAAGAGAGAATCCTTCCTAAAATTAAAATAGGACTTGCTAAACCGCCTACATTTATAATTGTTAATGGCTATCCTCGTTCAGGAAAGGATAGCTTTATAAAATTTTGTAATGACTGTTTGAATGAATGGGGGTTTGCAACCGAAAGTTGTAGCTCTATAGATATTGTTAAAAAGATTGCTATTCAACTTTTTGATTGGGACGGTAAAAAAACCCCTAAAAGTAGAAAATTTTTAAGCGATTTAAAGGATATCTTAACCAGAGCAGGTGATATTCCTTTAAGATATATCATATATCAATTTATTAAATTTTATAAGATTAAAAGTATTGGCAACTTAGATGAGAAATTTTTCTTTGTTCAAATGAGAGAGCCAAAAGAAATAGAAAAAACAGTTAATTATTTTACCAGAGAAGGAATAAAAGTTATTACAGTTTTTGTAAATAGGGGCTATGAAAAGAATAAAAAATATTCCAATCACGCTGATGCCGAAGTGGAAAATTATTTTTATAATTTTTATATAGAAAACCAATCTTCTCTTAAAGATTTGGAAAGATTGGCTTGGCAATTTTGTAGAGAGGTTTTAGTTCCGTAAGAAAGGAGAAAGCAAATGATAGATTATAAAGAACTTGAAGCAGAAAAATATTGGTCTTTTCCAAAAGCTTATAAAGGTGATAAGAAATTGGAAACAAAAAATATGATTATGTCAGGAGATTATTTAGGTGCTAGGAAAATGGACGGAGCTTATTACCGTTTCGTAAAAGATAATGAAGGTAATATGGTCTTACAGGGTCGCTGCCGCAGTGTAACTGGTTCCTTCTTAAATAAGATTGATTTAGTCCCCCATCTAATGCCCTTTTTTGAGGAACTTCCAAATAATACCTGTCTATTAGGAGAAATTTATTTTCCTAATAAAGAAGGCAGTAATGAAGTAACCAAAATAATGGGTTGTAAAAAAGATAAGGCTATAGCCAGACAAACAGAAAACAAATTGCATTATTATATCTTTGATGTTTGGGAATATAATGGAGAAGATTTTCTATCTAAAACTGCCGAAAAGCGTTTTGGTCAAGTCGCTCTATTAGCTTTTAAAATTTCAGATTGTCGTTTTTCTTATGTAGAAACAGCAAAATATTACGATGGAGAAGATTTGTGGGAACAGTTACAGATTATTCTTTCTAACGGCGGCGAAGGTATTGTAATGACAAAAAGAGATAGTATTGCCGCACCGGGTAAAAGAACTGCTCGAAAGACTTTAAAAGTTAAGAAAGAAATTTCTAATACAATCGACTGCATTTTTACTGGTGCAATTACTCCTCCAAATAAACATTATGAAGGAAAGGAAATTGAAAACTGGCAATATTGGGAAAATATGGTTACTAAAGAAAAAGTTCTTGGTAAACATTATATCGACTACTACGAAGGAAAGCCAATAACTCCAGTTACAAAACCATATTTTTATGACTGGGCGGGCAGTCTAGAAATTGGATTAGTTAAAGGTAATAAAGTAATTCCAATTGGATATATTAGTGGTTTGACTGATGAAATAAAAGCTAATTATGAAAAATATAAAGGAAAAGTAATTGAAATTAGTTGTATGGAAATTCACAGTACAGAAAACCACGGCTTAAGACACGCAAAATTTATTCGTTTTAGACCAGATAAAACTCCCAGAGATTGCGAATGGAGCCAGTTAGAGGAGGTAAATTAATGAGTTATAAAATGAGTAGTTTTGAACTAAAGGTTGCCCGAATACTAACTAAAAATAACATTAATTTTATTAGAGAGAAGACCTTTTATGACCTTAAAAAAGGTCTTCTTCGTTTTGATTTTTTTCTACCAAAAGAAAGAATTTTAATAGAATGTGATGGTGAGCAACATTTTACTCAAGTTAAATTCTTTCAAAGAAAAAGAAAAGATTTTACTCAAGCTCAAGAAAGAGACAGAATTAAAAATGCTTATTGCTTAGCTCATCAAATTCCTTTATTCCGTATTCCTTACTATGATGAATCAAAAATTAAAAATTTGTCTGATTTATTTCAACCAAAATATAAAGTAACTTCTAAATTTCATAATGATTATATTAACCCACATAAGCAGTGAACTAAAACAGTAGACATCTTGCCTCTACTTTTTACTTATAAAGGAGTAAGGCACGGGAGATGTTTATAATGCTAACCATCCAAATGATTTGTGATACTATTATTTTAGCCGGTGCAGTTGTTGTAGCAATAGTTAATATAGTAAAATTTTTTGCTAAGCCGACTTCCGTTTTTAAAAGAAAAGCAGAAGAAGAATTTCAAAGAAAAATTAAAAAAGCTTTAGAAGCCTATATCCCTCCCTATTTAAACAAGAGGGATAAAGAAAATAAAGAACAACAATTACAAGAGCAACAAAAAATTTTTTCTAAAATGAAAACAGAAATGACTGATGAAATAAAAGCTGAATTAAAAGAGATTAAAACTTTAAATGAAAAACAAAATCAAGATATTATACTGGTTAAAAAACAGGCTGTTGATATGCTCCGACAAAAAATTGAGGCTATTTATTATAAATATAGAGCTGAAAAAATTTTACCACAATTTCAATTAGAAAATTTACAAGAGCTTTTTAAAGATTATAAAAAAGGTGGCGGCAACCACCACATAGATAAGCTATATAACCGAATGTTAAAGTGGCAAATTAGCGATGAATTACCTGAATACGATAAAGAGTAAGAAATTTGACTTCTTACTCTTTTTTTTATATAATTATTTATATAAAGAAAGAAAGAAAGGTGATATAATGTCTATTGTTTTAGATGAAACTCAAAAAGAAATTGTAGAAACAACATCTGATAGAGTTTTAGTAGTTGCGGGCAGTGGCTCTGGAAAAACCAGAGTTGTAACCGAAAGAATTAAATTTTTATTAGATAATAATGTTAACCCAAAAGGAATCGTAGCAATTACTTTTACCAATGCGGCGGCTGAAGAAATGAGAGAGCGATTGGGCGAAAAAGCTAAAGATGCCTATATTGGTACTATTCATTCCTATGCCAATAAACTATTGATAAAAAATGGTATCAGTACAGCAAAAGCAATAAAGGAAGAAGATTTTGACGGATTTTTTGAACTTATTGAAGATAATCCTCAAGTGCTTGAACCTGTTGAATATCTATTTGTTGATGAATTTCAAGATATAAATACTGCTCAATATATTTTCCTTATGGATATGATTAATGCAGATAATTTTTTCGCTGTTGGTGATGATTACCAAAGTATTTATCAGTGGAGAGGTTCTAAGCCAAAATATTTCTTTAATTTAGCTAAAGACCCTAATTGTACTGTATATTTTATGAGTAATAATTATAGAACTGGATATAATATTGTTGATTTTGCTTTAGGCTTTCTGGAACCAGTTAAAAATAAAATTCCAAAAAATGTTAAATGCCTGAACCCAAATCACGGGAAAGTCATCGAAAGAAAATCCTTAGATTTGAATTATTTATATCTAGCAATTCAAAAAGATAAAGAATATGGAAAGTGGTTTATTATAACCAGAGCAAATTCTCAAATTGACGAAGTAATGCGTTTTTTGAATAGAAATAAAATACCTTGTGATACTTTTAAAAAGGGAGATTTATCAAGTGAACAGTTGCAAAGAAAGCTAAAAGAAAATACTGTAAAGGTCTTAACCGCTCACTCCGCAAAAGGTTTAGAAAATGATTATGTTGCGGTTATGGGAATTTCTCCTTATTCAGATGCAGAGCGAAGATTAGCCTATGTAGCAGCCACCAGAGCAAAAACTCTTCTAATTTGGCATTATTCTATAAAGGGAAAGAGAAGAAAATATATGAATAATTGGGAATAAAGGAAAGGTGAAATATAGTGAATATAAAAGATTATGGAATTAATGAAATAGAAACCTTGTCCTTTAAGGACGGAGTTAGACAAAGAATCGCAATGTATTTGGGTTCAGCAGATATGCAAGGTGTTTATAATGCTATTCAAGAAATTATTTCTAATAGTATTGATGAGTATTATATGGGCTTTGGTAACAAAATAAATATTAGTCTTGGTCCAGACAATATGATTGTTATTACAGATGAAGGTAGAGGAATTCCCTTTGGAATCAAAGAAGACGGTTCTAATGTCCTTGTTGATATTTTTTCTCGGCCTCATACTGGTGGTAAATTTAATGATAAAGTTTATAATAGCGTAGCAGGACTAAATGGTATCGGTGCGAAAGCAACTTGTCTTTCTTCATTAAAATTTAATGTAAGTGTTGTTAGGGACGGTCGTCATGCGACAGCTAGTTGGGAAAAAGGAAATCTTATTGACTATAAAGAAGAAGACTGGACAGATAAGCAACAACACGGTACTTCTATTCAATTTTCCCCAGACCCAGAAGTTTATAATCTTGAGCCAATTAAGATTGATTTTAATGTCTTATGTGAAAAATGTAAAAATCTTTCTTACTTAACAAAAGGACTTACTTTTGAATTAGAAGATGGAGATAAGAAAGTAATTTATTGTGCAAAAAGAGGACTACTTGATTTAATTAAAGATAATGTTAAAAACCCCATTAATAAAACTCCTGTTTATTTTGAAATGGAAGAAGGAGAAAATAAAGTAGAAATAGCATTACAGTGGACCAAAGATAAAGAAAAAAACTTCACCTTTACCAATGGATTGGAAAATATTGAAGGTGGGACTTCTTTAACAGGAATGAAAACTGCTATTACAACCTTTATGAAGAAACAATTTAAAGGTGAATTTAACGGTGATGTGGCTCGAACTGGTCTTGTATATGCCGTTTCTTGTAAAACTCCCAATCCAAGTTTTGCGAATCAAACGAAAACTAAAATTAATAATCCAGAGTTGAGAGGATTAACTCAAAGGGCTACAAATCAAGCCTTATTTGATTTCTCGGTTCGTAGACAGGAAGAATTTGATAAAGTAATTGACTTTCTTGTAAAGGAAAGAAAAGCAGAAATGGCGGCGGAAAGAGCGAGAAAAAAGTTTCTTGAGGCTGGTAAAGATGTAGAAAAAAATCAGAAAAGAAAAGTATTCGCTTCTGATAAGTTAAAAGACGCTGAATTTTTGGGACAAAATTCAATTTTAACAATTGTAGAAGGAAATTCAGCTATGGGTGGTTTATCGAGAGCCAGAGATTATACTAAGTATGGTCTTTTTGCAATAAGAGGTAAACTTCTTAATTGCTTATCTAACCCAGAAGAAAAAATCTTTCAAAACGAAGAAATTAAAATTCTTCTGAGTGCATTAAATATAGTGCCGGGAAAGTATGATAGTAAAAAATTGAGGTATGGAAAATTAGCTATCTGTACCGATGCTGACTCAGACGGCTATCATATCGGTCTGTTAATAATGGCGGCAATGCTCTATCTTGCTCCAGATTTTATAAAAGAGGGAAGACTGTATTGGCTAAGAGCGCCATTGTATATAGTAAAAAATAAAGGAAAAGAAAGTTATTATTATACCGATGAAGAGTTTAATAAAGTAAGAAACACAATCAAAGGTGAAATAACTAGAAATAAAGGTCTTGGTGAAATGGATGCCGAATCAGCTAAGAAATCTATGTTTGAAGAAGAGCATCAAAGATTAGACCAGATTACCTATGATGATGAAGCCATTCAACTTCTTCAAGAATTAATGGGTAGTGATGTCGAACCAAGAAGAAAATTTATTTTTAACAATATAGACTTTTCCACAATTAGAGAATAAAAAATATCAAGAGAAGAAAATTTGTTTTTTCTTCTCTTTTTGTATATAATATTAATATAATAAAAAAAGAAAGGAGAAATAGAATGGCTGACTTTAAAAAAATTATTGAAGAAAGTTTTATTCAATATAGCGGTGCAGTATTACAATCTCGTGCTTTAATTGATGTTAGAGATTGTATTAAACCTTCTACAAGACAAATTTTATATGCGTTATATACTGATAAATTTACTAGTAATAAACCTTTTAAGAAAACCTTGAAGGCGGTAGGTTCACTTTCTCGTTTTTATATTCACGGTGATGCCTCAGCTGTAGGAGTATTAATGCGTTCGGGACAAAACTTTTCAATGAGATATCCTTTAATTTCTGTTAAAGGTAATGTTGGTACTTTAATGGAAAGTGGAAACTGGGCAAGCCAACGATACACGGAATCAAGGCTATCACCAGTATCTGAGCAGTTGTTTACTGATATTAATAAAGATACTATAGAAGATTGGCGAGATAATTACGATAACACCGAAAAATATCCTGCTGTTTTACCTTCAAAAGGATTTTATAACATAGTTAACGGTACTCTTGGAATTGGAATAGGAGCAGCATCGAGTATCCCTCCTTTTAATTTAACGGAGGTTAATACCGCTTTAATTAAATTACTGTGGAATCCAAATATCCCCTATGAAGAAATTTATTGTCCTCCAGACTTTCCAACGGGTGGAACAATCTTAAATGAGGATGAGGTAAAAGAATCTTTAAAAAAGGGTACAGGTTTTGCTTGTAAAATTAGGTCAAAAATTGAATATGACAAAAATGAAAAGATTCTAACTGTCAAAGAAATTCCTTATGGTGTTTATACCAATACTATTTCAAAAGAATTAGAAACTATTTTGAATAGTGAGGACAACCCCGGTATTGATAGATTTAATGATTTAACGGGTCTTACCCCTCTAATTAAAATTTATCTGACTAAAAAGGCTAATGTCCAAAAAGTATTAACTTATTTATATAAGAATACTTCATTACAATCTTTTTATGGAATTAATATGACTATGTTAAAAGATGGTCGTTTCCCGCAGGTTTTTGGTTGGAAAGAAGCGTTAACTGAATTTCTTAAACATCAAATCTCTGTTTATACTAAAGGTTTTGAATATGATTATAAAGTAATTTTAAATAAAATTCATATCATTGAGGGGCTTTTAAAAGCAATTTCTATTATTGATGAAGTCATTGCTTTAATTAAGTCTTCTTCAAGTTCTAAAGTTGCCTCTGAAAATTTACAGAGTCAATATGGGTTTTCTAGTGAACAGGCACAAGCTATTTTAAATATTAAATTAGCTCGATTAGCTCATTTAGAAGTTAATAAACTGGAAAAGGAAAGAGAAGATTTAAAAATAGAGTTTAATCGTATTAAAGATATTTTACAGAATCCAGATTTATTAAAAAAGGAAATTGAAAAAGACCTCCAACAAGTTATGAATAAATATGGAGATAGCAGAAGAACAGAACTGTTAAATGTAGAAAAAGAAAATGAAGAACCAGTTGATGTTAAATCTTTGATTATTAATTTAACAAACCAAAATTCTTTATTTGTTTCTGAAAACTCTTCACTTTATTCTCAGAAGCGTGGCGGCGTCGGTAATAAATTTAAGTTAAATAAGGGAGAGTATATTTTATCCACCATTTCGGCAGAAAATGTAGATAATCTATTGTTATTTAGTAATAAGGGTATGGTTTATAATACCAATTTAAATCAATTGCCTTTAGAAGAAAAAATTCCAATAGAATCAATTTGTTCAATTCCTTCTTCTGAAAAAATTAATTGTATTGTTAATCTAAATAAAAAGACTGAAAACAAGAATATAATTTTCTTTTCTAAGAAAGGGATGTTAAAAAAATCTTTACTTTCTGAGTACAATATGAAAAGAAAAAATGGGTTAAAGGCTTTAGAATTAAATAAGGATGATGAGCTATGTTCTACTTTAATTTTAAACGATGAAAAGGTTGGTCTTTTAACTTCTAATGGAAACTTCCTATATTTTTCTACAAAAACAGTAAATCCAGTTGGTAGAATAGCTAAAGGCGTGAAATCTATAAAATTAAATGACAATGATTTTGTAGTATCAGCAAAAATTATTCCTAATGCAACCGATTATTTAGTTAGCATTTCGAATAAAGGGTTGATTAAAAAGACTAATTTTTCCGAATTTAGTATTGGTTCAAGATATACTAAAGGAGTAAAAATTCAGAAAAACAAAGAAGAAGATAAAATGGCGGATTTTCTACCTATTTTTAAAGAAGATAAAAGCGTTATTATAACTTCTACAAAAGCACAAATTAAAATAGACACTTCTGAAATTTCTACTTTAGGTAAAGGAACTTATGGAAATAAATCTATAAAAATGCCATTAGAAGATAAAATTGTCAGTTTAACAAAATTTTAAAAATTTTGTAAAAATAAGTCGAACAAAATTTGAAAAAAAAAGAAAATTAAACTATAATATTTATAGAAAGTTAAGAAAGCTTTCCAATAAAAAAAATATTAAAAAAGGAGTTAAAAAATTATGAAGCTTACAGAAAAGTCAAATGAGGTATTTAATTATGTTAAGGAGAACGGCGGCAGAATTTCTATTCCAGAGATTGCTCAGGCAGTAGGTCGTTCAGAAAAGAGTGTAGGTGCTAATGTTACAGACCTTAAGAAGAAAGGTCTTGCTTTCAGAGAAAAGGTAGCAGCTGAAGTTGAGGGTGAAAAGGATATCACTTATGTAGTTCTCACAGATGAAGGTAAGGATTTTGTTCCCTCAGAGGACTAAGTCCAAACCTTATTAAGTAATTATTTAAAAGGAGAAAAGAGAAAGTCTTTTCTCTTTTTTAAATAAAATCCCATTTAAAATTAAAATTAAGAATATAATTAAAAGGAGTATTTATTAATGGAAAATAATAAGATGCGTGAATGTGAAAATGATGTTACAATTGAAGGGATTTTATCAGAAATTTCTATTTCAGAAACTTCCTATATGAAAGATAATCAGAAAGTTGAGGCTTTGGGTGGAGTTTTGAAGATTAGAGTTCCTAATAAGGATGGTTCTATCAATGATATTCCTGTTCATATGTTTAGTAATAAATATAAGAAAGACGGTACCCCAAATTCTATTTATAAGAGTATAGAAACTATTAAAAATACTTATGTATCAATTGCGGCTTGCGGTAATGAAGAGAAGGCAGATAAGATTCGTGTTAGTTCTGGTAAAATTCAAATGAATGAATTTACTTCTCAGAGTGGTAAGGCAGTTTCTTTCCCACGAATTACTTGTAATTTTGTTAATAGAGTTAAACCAGAAGAATATAAGCCACAGGCAGTTTTTTCAGTAGAATTTGTAATTGGAAGAGCTGGTTATGAAACTACAAAAGACGGTCTTGAAACAGATAGATATAAGATTGAAGGTGTAGTTGTTGGTTATAATGGAAGAGTTGATTTAGTTCCTTTCTATACTTCAAATCAGAATGTAACTGATGTAGTATCTCAGTATTGGTCAGAGGGCGATACAGTTAAAGCAAGCGGCAGATTAAACTTTAGCTCAAAGACTGAAACTTACACAAAGCCAGTTGATTTTGGCGAGCCAATCGAAGAAACTCGTACAATTAATATCAGTGAACTTCTAATTACTGGCGGTTCACAGACTCCTTTGGACGGTTCTCTTGCATATGATATGGAAGATATTAAAAATGGTTTAAAGGAAAGAAAAGCTAGACTTGAAGCTGCGAAAGAAAAGAGTATGTCTGGAGTAAAGAACAGAACTGCTCCGGCAGTTAATAAATCAAGTACTTTTGATTTAGGATTTTAATTCGAGGTGACTTAGATGGCAAAACAAATCATTAACATTTTAGAGTTAGAGCCATCAGTTATTAATCGTGGCTTAAAAGGTAAATATATATGTGTGTATGGCTTACCTAAAGTCGGAAAAACGACTTTTGCAAGCCAATGTCCTAATAATTTATTATTAGGTTTTGAACACGGTTGGAATGCTTTAGCAGGAGTTAAAGCGGTTGATATTACTTCTTGGGCAGATTTTAAGCTGGTTTTAAATCAGCTTAAAAAGCCTGAAGCTCAAGAAATGTATGAAACAATAACAATTGATACCGTAGGATTAGCTTGGAATCTTTGTGAAGATTATATTTGTGCAAAAAATGGAGTCGCATCCATCGGGGATATTCCTTGGGGAGCAGGCTATAGTCTATGTACAAAAGAATTTGCTGAAGCTATAAAGAAAATCACTCAATTAGGTTATGGTCTAGTAATCATCGCCCATGTAGATAAGAAAACTATTAAAATAGATGATGAAACAGAAGTAATTCAATATGGACCAGCTATTCCTAAAAGATGTTATAATATTGTAAATCAATTGGTAGATATTATTGGATATATTGATGTCGTATGGGAAGATGATGGAAAACCTCATAGATATTTATATACCAGAAGTACACCAAATGTAATGGCAGGTACTAGATTTGCTTATTTAAAAACTAAAATTCCATTTGGATATAATGAGTTAGTAAATGCCGTAAATGATGCTATTGATAAAGAAGCAGAAATGGGTAGTAAGGTAGTTAATTCTGAAACAACTCAAGAATTTTCTTACGAAGATTTGATGCTAAGAGCAAAAGAGATGTGGGAAGAATTGGTTGCCCAAGACCCCGAAAATAGTATAAAAATTACTAATATTTGTGAAGAAGTATCAGGTGAAAAAAGAAAAATTTCTTCTTTTACACCAGAAGAAAAAAGTTTGCTTGAACAAATAGTTTTAAAAATACAAAGTTTATACTAATAAAAAGTGGGAGGTAAATTACCTTCCACTTTTTTGACATTTTTATAAAAATATGATATAATATAAATAGAAATGGAGGATTGTTAATTATGCAAGTCACCTGTTTATATTGTAGACAAAAATTAGAAAAAGAAGAAGGGGTTAGGGTTGGTACCCGATATGCTCATAAGGAATGTGTCGAAAAGAGAGAAAAAAAAGAAGCATCAACCGAAAAAAAGACTCCCATACCCACTGTTCCAAAAAAGAACTTAAAAATCTGTTATTACTGTAAAAAAGAGATAAATATTGTAGAGGAGCCATATAAGAAACCTCGAATTAATAGATATGCTCATTTAAAGTGCTATGAATTAAATTATACCGAAGATGAACTTTATATAGATAAAATCTATTCTTTTCTTAAATCTGTTGGTATAAAAGTTGACTATGCTCTGTGCGAGCGTCAGCGTAACCATTTTATAAAAGATTTCGGATATAATAATGAAGGAATTTTATTAGCTTTAAAATATTTTTATGAAGTTAAAAAAAGTAGTCCAGACAAGTCTGGTAATAGAATAGGAATTGTTCCATATGTTTATGAAGAAGCTCAGTCATATTATAGTAATTTAAACAAAAAGCAAAAGAAAATTGCTAAAGATGTAAAAGAACAACTTAAAATTGTTCCAATTACAATTCAAATCAAAGGCACTGAAGAAAAAGCTTCCAAAAATTACATAGATATAGATAATATAATTTAGGAGGCATTAAATGGTAGATAAAGAAATTATAATTCAAGTGCTTTGCAGTCTTATGCAAAAGCCGAGTTATTTGAGTGAAACAGACAAATATTATTTAACTCCAGATGACTTTTCTACAATTTTTGAAAAATATATTTTTTCTGCTATTTTTAATTTGTATAAAAGTGGAGCGGAACATATTACTGTAGTAGATATAGATGTTTATTTTAATGACCATGCAGTCGCTAAGGCGGTTTTTGAAAAAGAAAAGGGTATAGAATTTTTACAAAATGGTTTAGATTTTGTTCTACCAGAAAACTTTCCCTTTTACTACAAGAAGTTAAAGAAATTTAATTGTTTACGAGATTTAAAAAAGATTGGCTTTGATACTTCTAATTTATATAGTGATAATTTATTAGATGATAATTCTAAAAAAATTAATGAAAGATTTGAAGAATTAGAAATAAGTGATATTTTTGATATAGTAAAGCGTAAGTTTTTGAAGGTAGAAACTAATTATAAAAAAGGCGATGCTTCAGAAATAACTAAAGCCAACAAAGGTTTGATAAATTTAAAACAAAAATTAAAGCAACACCCAGAAGTAGGCTCTCCATTACAAGGTATGATTTTTAATACTGTTTGTCGAGGAGCGAGAAAAGGAAAATTTTATTTGCGAACGGCGTCTAGTGGTACAGGTAAAACAAGAGCGGCAATAGGCGATGCTTGTTATTTATCTTATCCATTAAGATTTAATCAAACATCTTGGAAATGGGAATTATGTGGTTCTAATGAAAAAACTTTATTTATAGCTACTGAGCAAGAATTGGAAGAAGTACAAACCTTAATTTTAGCTTATTTAACTGGTTTAAATGAAGAAAAAATTCTGAATGGACAATATTCAGATGAAGAAGATTTAGTTCTCTCTCAGGCAATAGAAATTATGGATACTTTTTCGGATAATCTACTAATTGTTCAATTACCAAATCCAAATATTGAACAAATAAAGGCTACAGTAAGACAAAGCTGGATTGTTAATGATATTCAGAATGTATTTTATGATTATATTTTTTCTAGTCCTTCCTTATTGAATGAATTTCGTGATTTAAGAATCCGAGAGGATAGACCTAGCGTTAATGTCCTTTAATATAGCTTTTCCACTCATCAGTGGGGTCACAATAATGTGGCTAACGGGGGAGGCTGACTGACAATGATATTGGTATCGGAGCCAAAGGAGTTAAAAGTTAATCCCGTGGGAAATAAAAAAGTAAAGTTATTCGTTCTTAAAATTACTTATATGTAGAGGTGAGAATGAATGGTTTTTAATTTTTACGAAATAAGAAATAAAGTTAATGGTAAAAAATACATAGGTATTACAGAAAAACAACCTGAAATACGATTTAAGCAACATAAAAACAAATTATTAAAAGGTTGTCATATTAATTATAAACTTCAATCAGATTGGAATAAATATGGAGAGGAAAATTTTGATTTTGTCGTTATAGAATCATTATCTTTTGATGATATTAATTTAGGTTATGAACATGAATATGAATTAATTTCTTCTGGTGAAAATTTATATAATTTAGCACCGGGAGGACGCATTAATCCAATGTACTCAAAAGAAATAAGAGAAAAAATGACTATAACAAAACAATCAAAAGTTCCTAATATTTATCAATTGAAAGAAATTGAGGAGAATGTTTTTAAGATTATTGGTAAATTTAATTCACAAAAAGAAGCACAAAGAGAAACCGGATGTTCACAAGCAAATATCCAGAAGAGTATCAAGAATAATGTAAAAGGTTCTGGATACTATTGGGTAGAAGAAGATAAGTTATGTTCTTTTACGCAAGAATGGAAACCGAAACGTATCAAAATAACGCCAACAGCAGAACTTGATAGTAAAGGAAACATAGTAAAAGTACATCACAATCGTTCTTTATTTGAAAAGGAATATAATTGGACAACTGGTTCTATAAAAAGTGCAATTCAAAGAAAAGGAAAAGCACATGGAATTAAATTTATTAATATTTCTGAGGAACAATATTATAAGATAAAACCGGTAACTTTACTTTTTTAAAACCTGTATCGACTATTCCTTCGTCAAGAGGAAGTACATCTACTATTGATACGTAGATGGAAAGAGCTATAACCTTTATGGTAAAAGTTAGTCAGTGCCATTAGAAATAATGGATTAACACGGTTGCACTTGGTATGATGTCCACAGCTTTAAAAGATTTGGCGGTAGAGATGAAACTTTTTGTAATGTCTTCTACTCAAACAAATGCTAAATCCGAAGAAGCTAAGGGGGTAAAAAATGAGAGTATTCTTCGTGGTGCTCGAGCCATTGCTGATAAAATAGACTTAGGAGCAATAATTTCTCGAGTAACAGATGAAGAAGTGGAAGTATTGAGAGATGTAATTGAAAATATAGGTATAATTCCTAATCAAGTAATGGATATTTATAAGAATCGTAGAGGTCGATTCGTAAATATAAGAATTTGGAGTTTTGTTGATTTGGGGACTTGTCGGAAAAAAGATTTGTTTATGACTGATGGAAAATTTCAAACAATAGACAATTTTTCTGTGGTTGATTATGTTTTTAATACAGAAAATAAGGCGGTTGTTTCTTTAATTAAAAAATTAAATGAAGATTTTGCACAAGAAGAGCGTTCATCAGAAGTTCATAGTGGTTTTGAAGGGTTATTATAATGAGATATCAAGATATAGAAAATAATCTCTCTATTGAGGGCATTAAAAATATAATGAAAGGATTAGGAGTATATGCTTTTGAAGAAACTGATAAATATATAATATATCCAACTGTATGTCATCATTCTAATGCCGAAGATGGTAGTATGAAACTTTATTTTTATAAAAGAAATAAAAGGTTTTATTGTTATACAGAATGTGGACCAATGACTATTTTTCAATTCTTAGAACATTATTATGAAGTTAGAAATATTAAATATAATTGGTATCAAGATATATATAATAAAGTATTAAATAATTTAAACATTACCTTTATAAATAATTTTGAAAATTTAACTATAAACCCAAATCTTTTTGAAAAATATCAGCCACATAAATTACAAGATTTACCAACTTATAATAAAAATATATTAAACACTTTTATTAAATATTATCCAGTAGAATGGTTACAAGATGGTATTACTCAAGATACTATGGATAAATTTGATATAAAATATTCTATTTCCGAGAATAAAATTATCATTCCTCACTATAATGTTAGGGGTGAATTAGTAGGGATAAGAGGAAGAGCTTTAAACAAAGAGGAAATAGAAAACTTTGGAAAGTATCGTCCAATTAAAATAGAGAATACTTTATATAGCCACCCTCTATCTCTTAATCTTTATGGATTAAACTATACTAAAGATAATATTAAAAAAAATGGTTATGCTTTTTTGTTTGAAGCTGAAAAATCTTTAATGCAACTCGATAATTTTTCTATGGATAACTGCGGTGTAGCAGTCTGTGGTAGTAATTTTAATAAATATCAGTTACAAATACTATTACACAGTTGCTATCCAAAAGAAATTATAATTTGTTTTGATAAAGAAAACAATGGCTTGGATGATAAATATTTTAATAAATTGTGGAATATAGGGAAAAAATATTCTAATTATTGTAACTTTTCTTTTGTTTATGATAGAGAAAATTTATTAAATTTAAAGGATTCACCAACTGATAAAGGTGAAGGAATTTTTAAAAAATTATTAGAAAGAAGGACGAGGATAAAATAATGCAGACGAAATTATTATATGATATAAAAGATAATTATGGTGAAAATTTATTAAGAGAGAGAGGTGTCAAAAATATTCAATCTTTTTTACATCCGGGGTTTGAAGATTTTGAGCCACCCTCTTTTTTAGATAATATTGATAAAGCAGCTGACATTTATTTAAATGCTCTTAAAAAAGAAAAAACTCATATAGCTTTAATAGTTGACTGTGATGTGGATGGATATACCTCTGCGGCGATAATTTATCAATATACTAAAATTATAGCAAAACTATTTAATTGTGAACCTTTAATTGATTTTTTTATACACGAAGGAAAGCAACACGGCTTGCAAGATTTATGGGAAGAAGTTTCTTCTCAGTCTTATGATTTATTAGTAATTCCTGATGCCGGCAGTAATGATGGTCAATATATTAAAGAGTTAAATATTCCAACTATAGTATTAGACCACCACTTGATAGAAACAGAAGAGAAAGATTATTTAGATATAAATTCTTTACCGACTGCAGCTTTAGTTAATAATCAAAGTTCGGAAAAATGTTTGAATAAGAATTTATCTGGTGCGGGTGTGGTTTATAAATTTATATGGTATTGTGATAGTTTATTAGAGATAAAAGAAAAAGATAACTTTATTGACCTAGCGGCTTTGGGTATTTGTGCTGATATGATGAGTGGACTTGAAGTGGAAAATCAAGCTTTTTGGAAATATGGGTTTAGTAATCTAAAGAATCCTTTCTTTAAAGCAATAGTTGAAAAACAAGCTTATTCTATTACTGGAGAAACTGCCCCTACAGAAGAAACAATTATTAAGTGTCTTAATCCAATTACTGTTGCGTTTTATGTCGTACCAATGATTAATGCGATGAATAGAGTTGGAACTATGGAAGAAAAAAGAAGAATGTTTCTAGCCTTTGTAGACGGAAAACGACTTGTACCAAGTAACAAAAGAGGAGCAAAGGGTGAGCTTACAGAGCTATGCATAGAAAGCGTGAGAGAATGTACAAATGCTCGCAATCATCAAAATAAAGATAAAGAAAAAATTACTGAAAAATTAGAAATGAAAATTTTTAAACAAGACCTTTTAGAAAATAAAGTTTTGTTTATTAGATTAGAAGATGATGATGTTTTCCCGGCAGAACTTAATGGATTAGTAGCTACAGAACTTGCACAAAAGTATAAACGCCCTACAATTGTTGCCCGTTTAAATGACCAAGGTTTTATTCGAGGCAGTGCTAGAGGAATTGATGAAAGTAAAATAGAGTCTTTTAAACAATTCTTAAATGATACTAATTTATTTGAATATACTCGTGGTCATGATATGGCTTTTGGTATATCTATTAGTAATAATAAATTAATGGATTTTCATAAAATTGCAAACAATCAATTAGCAGATTATGATTTTGGCAATTCTTATTATAAAGTAGAATTTGAAAGAGAGGGAAATGATAATTCTATCACAAATATAATTAAAGATTTAGATAGATATAAAAATACTTGGTCACAAAAAAATCAAGAACCTCTCATTTCTGTTCAAAATATTAAAATAAATACTAATGATATTATGATAATGGGAAGATTAAAGAATACAATTAAAATTCAATATAATGGAGTTTCTTACTTAAAATTTTTTGCCAAAGATTTAATTGAAGAATTAGAATCGTGTCGTGGAGATATAACAATCAATATAATAGGTACGGGGAAAATTAACAAATGGATGAATAGAGAAACTCCTCAAATAGTTATCAAAGAATTAGAAATTCAAAAATAAATTTGATTTTTTTATAAAAAAATGATATACTATTTATAGAAAATAAAAAGAGAAAAAAAGGAGAGGAGAATTTAAATGGACTTTAAATTTTGGGGGTCGTTACATAATCACACTGACCTCTCCAATCTAAGATTAAGAGATTCAATTAATAAAGTTGAATCTCTTATTGATTATGCATTAGAATTGCATCACGAGGTGTTAGCAATCACCGAACACGAAACTATTGCATCAGCTATAAAAGCAGAAAAATATTATAAAAAAATTAAAGAGAAAAATCCTAATTTTAAATTGATTTTAGGTAATGAAATTTATCTTTGCCGCAATGGACTAAATTTATCTAATTATAATTCAAAAAAAGATAAATTTTATCATTTTATTTTATTAGCTAAAGATGAAATTGGTCACGAACAAATTAGAGAAATTAGTACCCGAGCGTGGAGTCATTCTTTTTCTTATCGAAAAATGACAAGAGTACCAACTTATTATCAAGATATTTTAGAAGTGGTAGGAAGAAACCCCGGACATATTATAGCGTCAACGGCGTGTTTAGGAGGTTGTCTGCCAACTCAGCTTTTAAGGTATAGAGAAGGTCAAGAACAAGACTCTGAATTATATTCTAAAATTAAATTATGGTGTGTTCAATTAAGAGATTTGTTTGGTTCAGGTAATTTTTTCTTGGAAATGCAACCTTCTTTTAATAAAGAACAAATTTATGTAAATAATAAAATTATAGAATTATCAGAAGAGCTAAACATTCCTTTTATTATAACAACTGATTCACACTATTTAAAAAAGGAAGATAGACCAATTCATAAGGCTTTCTTAAATTCTCAAAATGGTGACCGAGAAGTTGATGCTTTTTATGCCACAACTTATTTAATGAATACAGAAGAAATTTGTTCATATATGCAGGAATATATAGGTATAGACAATTTACAAAAAGCTTTTGATAATATTGCTTTTATAAAAGATAGCTGTGTAGATTATTCTTTACAAAAATCATTAAAAATTCCTCGATTAAGTTGGAAACAACCAAATCAAATTAAAAATATGGAGAAATGGGTTAAGTTAATTCCAGAATTAGAACTTTTCTTAAATTCTCCTTATGAAGGAGACAATTATCTTGCAAAATTAACTATGAATAAAATAGAAGAAGATACTACTTTACAAAATACAGAAACTTATAAAGAAATTAATGCTTGTTTCAATGATATTTGGGTATCTTCTGAAGCAAATAAAGCACGATGGAGTAATTATCTTTTAAACCTTCAAAATATTATTGAAGAATGTTGGAAAGCTGGAAGTTTAGTAGGAGCGGGAAGAGGCTCCGGAGTTGGTTTCTTATTATTATATATATTAGGAATCACACAAATCAATCCTTTAAGAGAAAAGACAAAAACTTTTAGATTTCGTTTTCTTAATCCAAAAAGAGTAAGTCCTCTTGATGTTGATATAGATATTGAAGGTTCTAAAAGAGATAATGTATTAGCCGGTTTTAGAAAAACTTATGGTGATGATAGAGTAGCCAATGTAATGACTATTAAAACTGAAAAGTCTAAGTCAGCTATCTTAACCGCCGCAAGGGGATTAGGAATAGATGTTGATACTGCTCAATACCTTTCTTCAATGATAGAGTCAGACAGAGGACAGTTAAGAACCTTAAAACAAACTTTTTATGGTGATGAAGAAAATGGAATTTCTCCTAATAAAACCTTCCAAAATGAAATGATTAATAACTATCCCGAATTATGGGAGGTAGCTCAATATATAGAAGGGTTATGTTGTGGAGTTGGAGTTCACGCTGGAGGAGTTATTTTTGTAGATGAACCATTTACAAAAACTACGGCATTAATGAGGTCACCAAAAGGAGTTATTATAACGCAACTGGATTTACACGACTCTGAATATGTATCAAATATTAAATATGATGTTTTATCAATTGAAGCTTTGGATAAAATTCATATTTGTTTAGACTTATTAATGGAATATAATTATCTGATTCCAGAACCAACCCTAAAAGAAACCTATGAAAAAGTTATTGGTATTTATAATCTTGAAAGAGAAAATAAAGAAATGTGGGAAATGGTTTGGGAACACGAAATTATGAGCTTGTTTCAGATGGAACAACAAAGTGGCATACAAGGTATAGCTATTTTAAAACCTACCTCAGTCGACGAAATGGCAATTTTAAATTCTACAATTCGTTTGATGGCACAGGAAAAAGGCGGAGAAATGCCAACTCAAAAGTTAGCTCGTTTTAAAAATAATCCTAAAGAATGGGATAGAGAGTTAGCTTATTATGGCTTAGGAGAGAAAGAAAAGGCAATTCTCGAACCAATAGTTGGGATTTCTTATGGTTTATGTATTGCTCAGGAACAATTTATGCAGTTGGTACAACTACCAGAATTGGGAGGTTTCTCTTTGGAATTTGCCGATAGATTAAGAAAATCAATTGCAAAAAAGAATCCTGCGGAATTTGAAAAAGTTACTAATGAATTTTTTACAATTACAAAAGAAAAAAATTGTAATCCAAAATTATGTAAATATGTATGGAATGTACTAATTTGTATGAGCCGAGGTTATGGTTTTAATCAGTCACATACTTTAGCCTATTCTTTAATTGGTTTACAAGAAATGAATTTAGCTTTTCATTATCCTTTAATCTTTTGGGATTGTGCTTGTTTAATTGCCGACGCTGGCGGAGACGAAAATGATTTTGAAGAAGAAGAGGAAGAAAGTGAAGAGGAAGAAAATTATAATAATTGTATAGAAGAATTTGGAGAGGAAGAATTAGAAGAAGAAGTTGAAGAAGAAAGTAATGGTAAAACTTCTAAAAAGAAAGCTAAAAAGACTAATTTTGGAAAAATAGCTATTGCCATTGGAAAAATGAGGGAAGCTGATGTAACAGTAACCCCTCCTGATATAAATTATTCAACTTATACTTTCTCACCAGATGTAAAAAATAGTTTAATTCGTTATGGATTAAGTGGAATTACTAGAATTGGCACTGATTTAATTAAGAAAATAATTAATTGTCGCCCCTATTCATCTGTAAAAGATTTTATTGAGAAAATTAATCCCACTAAGCCGCAAATGGTTAATTTAATTAAATCCGGAGCTTTTGATAGTTTTGGAGATAGACAAAAAATTATGTCTGATTATATTAAAAGTATTTGCGGCGAAAAGACTCGTTTAACTTTACAGAATATGAATATGTTAATTAATTTTAATTTAATTCCAGAAGAATTAATGTTTGAAAAAAGAGTCTATTGCTTTAATAAATATTTGAAAAATTATAAAGAAGGAATATACTTTTTAATTGATACAATAGCTTATAATTTCTATTCTGAATATTTTGATGTGGATTTATTAATTCCCTTAGAAAATTCTGAGTTTAGTTTTAAAATTTCTCAAAAGGAATGGGATAATATTTATCAAAAGAAAATGAATCCAGTTCGAAAGTGGCTTAAAGAAAATAAAGAAATAATTTTAACCAAAATGAATCAACGGCTATATGATGATATGTATAAAAAATATGGTGCTGGCTCAGTTAGTAAATGGGAAATGGACTCCTGTTCATTTTATTCACATAAGCACGAGTTAGCTGATGTAAAAAAACAAATCTATGGTTTTGAAAATTTCTTTAGTTTATCTGAGCAACCCGATGTAGATAAGGAAATTGTTATTAAGGGTAAAGAAGTCACATTGTATAATCTTCATCGTATTATTGGTACTGTTTTAGATAGAAATAAAAATAAGAAAACGGTAACTTTATTAACCACTGATGGAGTAGTTACAGTTAAAATTTTTGGACAAGTCTTTACACAATATGATAAACAAGTATCTATAAAAGATGCTACTACTGGTAAGAAAAAGGTAATAGAAAAATCTTGGTTTACCAGAGGTAATAAAATTATTGTAACTGGTATTCGTAGAGAAGATAATTTTATTGCAAAAAAATATTCTAAAACCCCTTATCATATTGTAGAATTAATTAAAGATATTAATGAAGATGGCACAATAGAAATACAGAAAGAGCGTTTTGAAATAGAAGAAGGAGGTGATTAATATATCTATTGGTATGTTTGATAAAGATTTAAAAACTTTTAAAAATTCACCATTTAATTTGGAATTAATGAAGCTTTCAACTTATTTTAAAGATAGGGGAGAAATTGTTACTTTAGTACCAACTTTCTCTCCAGAAAAACACCAAAAATTTTATTATTGGCAAGACTACTTTACAGATAATATTACAGAAAAAATTACTCAACCAAATGTTACCATCGGCGGCAGAGCGTTTACTAATGATGTATATAAACCATTAAAAGAAGAAGTTGAAAGACAAAAGCCTGATGTATTTTTATATTCTAAAATGAACAAAAGGTACTATGATACTAAGGTTGCGGCTGAAGGCTTTAGACTAATGACGAATGCAGTCCATCTAAGATTGTCATTAGATGAAAAAAAGGTTTGGGAAGATTTTTATTGCCAAGTGTCTAAAAAAGGTGCTCTTACAATTTTTCTACACGATAAAAACTTAAACGATATAGAAGGAGCTAAAGAAGCTATTGATTTTCTTTTTAAAAAAAATCAAAGAAAAAACACCGCTTTAGCAACAAAATATCCTATTATAGTAAATAATTATAAAGACTTAGAAAAATGGTTAAGCATAAGGTCTTCTCTTAATTATTATACAATAATTTATCAAGGAATTATGAAAGATACAGAATTGATTGACTTAATGAAAAAACCTTCTCGGCTTATTAATAAAGTACAATATAATGTTGGGTATGGCTGTTCCGATGAGAATCTCTTTTTAAAGAGAGATTTACCAAAAATTTTTAGACAAGTAATTTTTTTAAAGAAAAGAGGATATAAAATTTTACTTTATTGTGAGGAAGAAAAATTTAAAGAAAAAAGGATTTCTCGTTTAATCCAGTTTTTTAACGCATATTTAAAAAGCTTAGATTATAGGAAGATGCTGAATCCTGAACTTGCTTGCAAATATGATACAATGTATAGTTTTGCCGATGCTGTTTTACCTTTTCCTCCCGATTTACGAAAAATGTTTAACAAACAAGAGGTTAGATTTTTATTTAATTTTATTAGAGAAGTTAATCCAGAATTGTTTGTTGATTTATATGAATGTCGTAATGTTTATTTAAAAGGAGATGAATTTGTTACAGATGTTGAGTACAACAGAAATCAAAAGAAAAATTGATGAAAATAATAAAGTAATACAAGAAATCACTTCTTCTAATCTTTTTGTTTTAAATAATACGGTGGCAAAATTATTAGCGGAAAATCAAGAGCTACAAAAGCAATGTTCCCATCATTTTACTAATGGATATTGTGATTATTGTTATAAGGAGTGTGATAACAATTAATAAGATTATTTTATATACAACCCACTGCCCGAGGTGTGAAGTTTTAGAAAAGAAATTACAAGAAAAAGGAGTTATCTATGAGATTTCAGAAGATACTCAATTTTTAATTGATAATGGTTTTTCTGAAGTGCCTATCTTAAAAGTTGATGATGAATATTTAACTTTTTTAACTGCAGTTGGTTGGTTAAATTCAATTGAGGTGAAAAAATGAATATAAATATTAGATTAAATAAAAACTTTACAACTCAATTTAATAAATTACTAACTGAATATGGTGAAGAATTTGCTAAGCTGAATGGACTCTCTGATACTTATTTAAATTATACCGATTTTATTGATAATTTTATTGATAAGGACACGGTTGCCGATGCTTCCATTGATGGTAATGCAAATGTAGGTCATAAAGATATTGTAACTTTACTAAATGAGATGCCAAAGCCGCACCGTAAATTGTTAGCTTTAAATAAAATTTATTATGAAATGAATAAAAAATATGGCTTTAAGGAAGCTAATAAATGGCTAACTTTGGAATGGACAAGAGCGTTATATATGCACGATGCAGATACAAGCACCTTTAAAAGTTATTGTTTTGCATATGACCTCAAAGACTTGGCTGAAAAAGGCTTATTCTTTTTAGAGGGATTTAATAGTTCTCCGCCAAGACATTTGGGAACTTTTGTTGATTTTATAAAAGAGTATGTCAGCTTTGCTACAAATCGTTCCTCTGGTGCAGTTGGTATGCCAAATCTTATTCCATATCTATATTATTTCTGGGATAGAGATGTCAAGAATGGTTATTATACTGAAACTCCAGAAAGATATGCTAAACAACATATTCAAAGACTTATTTATGGTTTAAATCAACCTTGTACGAGAGATGGCTTGCAAAGTGCCTTTACAAATACATCTATTTTTGACCATCCTTATTTAGAGGCTCTTTTTGGCGGAGCAATTTTTCCTGACGGAAAATTTATGATTGATGAGATTGAAGGTATTATGAATTTTCAATGGATGTTTTTAGAAGAAATGAGCAACATTCGTAGTCAGAATATGTTTACTTTTCCTGTTAATACAATTTCTCTTTTGAGAAAAGAAGGTAAGTTTGTTGACGAGGATTTTGCGAAAAAAGCTATTAAACACAATATGAAATGGTCAGATAGTAATATTTTTGCTGACAGCTCCGTAAATAGTTTAGCTAATTGTTGTCGTCTAAAATCTAATATTGAAGACTTAGGATTTTTTAATAGCATCGGCGGCACAGCATTAAAAGTGGGTTCTGTAAAGGTGTCTACAATTAATCTCGCTCGAATTGCGTTAGAAACTACAAATGAAAAAGATTTTTTAAAGCTTCTACAAGAAAAGATTAAAGTTAATCTTGAGGCTCTTGATTGTGTGCGTCATATAATTAAAAGAAACATCGAAAAAGGACTTTTACCGAATTACACAAAAGATTTAGTTGACCTTAAAAACCAATACAATACGATTGGAGTCATAGGAATTTACGAAACTATGAAAACTTTTGGTTATGTTTATCAAGATGAATTAGGTAATTCTTTTTATAAAGATGAGGCTTATAATTTTGGCAGAAAAATTTTTAAAGTAATCCATAATACTAAAGATAATTTTATCTTAGATAAAGATTATATGGTGAATGTTGAAGCTATACCCGGAGAGCAAGCTGCAGTAAAAATGCAAAAGGCAGACGAGCTATTGTTTCCTAATAAAGTTGTAAAAGACTTGCCGCTTTATGGTAATCAGTTTATACCTTTAGGAATCAAAACAACATTGCAAGAAAGAATTAAAATCGCCGCAGCTTTTGACGATTTTTGTAATGGTGGTTCAATTCTGCACGTAAACTTAGAAGGACCTTTTAGTAATTTTGAGCAAGCTTGGGATATGTTAAATTATATAACTAATCAAGGAGTTACATATTTTGCTTTTAATACTAAAATTCAAGCCTGTAAATATAATCACGCTTTCTATGGAAAGACTTGTCCAATTTGTGGTAATCCAGTAGAAAACGAATATACACGAATCGTAGGATTTTACACTCCCGTAAGAACCTATTCAAAAGAAAGAAAAGAGGAATTTAAAATGAGAGAATGGGAGAAAATTAATTAATGGTAGATAAGAATTTGTTAGTAAATGCCAAAAAAGCTAAAGATTTTATCAATAAAATTCCTTGTAGTGACGATACTAATATTTCTTTAATTTATTTAATTCAAGGTCTTTTCCCCAAAGCAGAGCAAAAATTTAAAGAGAACCTTGAAAAAAAGTATATTAGTGGATATATTGATGGAAGGAAGGATGCTTTAAATGGTAATTAAAGGATTGGTAGAAACAGATTTCTGTAATTATAAAAAAGCTTCTATGTTTATAATCTTTCCTAAATGTAGCTGGAAATGCGAAAAAGAGTGCGGGAGAGCTATTTGTCAAAACAGCTCTCTTGCACATAGTCAGGAGTATGAAGTTCCAATAGAAACTATTGTACAAAAATATTTAAACAATCCAATTACAAAAGCAATAGTCTGCGGTGGTCTCGAGCCTTTCGATAGTTATAAAAGTCTAATAGAACTTATTAACAAACTTCGAGAAAAAACAGAAGATGATATAGTAATTTATACTGGCTACAAAGAAGAGGAAATTTTTGCTCAAATTCAACAGATAATCAAATATAAGAACATTATAATAAAGTTTGGTAGATTTTTACCAGACCAAAAAAAGCATTATGATGAGATTTTAGGCGTAAATTTGGCAAGTAAAAATCAATATGCGAAGAGGTATGAATGATAAAAATAATTTTAAACCCCGATTTGGAGAGGGTTAAGGAAATTAAAAACAAAATAAAAGAAAAAGGTGGATATTGCCCCTGTAAGCTTTTAAAAAATGATGATACAAAATGTATGTGTAAAGAGTTTAGGGAGCAAAAAGAAGGAGAATGCCACTGCGGGCTTTATATCAAAATATCAGAGGTGTGATATGGTAGTTAGTAATGTAAAAGTGTATGATTTGGAAGAATCTTTAATAGCTAGCGGATATCCAATGAGAGTTAAGTTAGAAGAAAAAAAAGTTAGCGAAAAGGATTTGTGTAGAGCAAAAAGTTTAATCAAAGCTTCAGAAAAAGATAACCAAGCACATATCCAATTTTTAACTGGTATAAGAGTTAATTTTGATTTAACTTTTTCTACTAAAGCTTGGGTCGAAGCTGAACGATATCGTTTTTTAGAATTTGTTAGCTCTCAAAGTACAATGCATTGCCTTCCTAAGTTTGAGCTTTCTAATCAATATAATAAGTATGTTGACCCAAGAATTATAAATATTATGGAAGAAAAAATTAATTTTTATAACCATACTATAGAATTAAGAAAAACCTCCAAAGACTCAAAAGTTATTGATAACTTAAATAAAATTTTAAAAGACTTATATTTAGAATTACTTTATTCTAACCCTTGTGGTTTCACTTATACCGCCCGAATGACCACAAATTATCGTTGTTTAAGAAACATTTATAAGCAAAGAAAAAATCATAGGCTGCCGGAATGGAAGGAATTTTGTCGATGGATAGAAACCCTTCCTTACGCAGAGGAATTTTTAATAAATTAAAGGAGTAAAAATGAGTAAGATAATTGATTTTCCAAAGGAAACCGAAAAAGAAGTAAAAGAAAATAAAAAGAAAAAGCCCATATTACAAGATACTATGGATTCAATTGGTCAATTTGTAAATTTAGATGGTACAGATGAATTTGTGAAATTATTGTCATTGCCAGATAAGGAATTTCTTCCCTTCTCAAAATTGGTACTTTCCGAATTTGAAGCTGGTTTAAGAGATGCAAATAGTAGATTAGAGATTACCAAAGCTTTAAATAGTAAAGGATTAAATGCAAGTAACTTAGGGGAATTAGCCTCAAAAACTTGTGAAGCTATTGATACTCAGTTATCAGAAATTTTTTCTGTAGTAAAAAGAGATTTTTTAAAGCAATTAATAATGCTTTCGGCAGATGCAGTTATTTCTACTTCTGGAATAGCAACGGAAATTCTTGCCATTCCTTTTGAAAAAGATGGAGAGGCTCTTACACCAGACTATGCTAATGTCGGTGATGCGGGTATGGATATTTATGCTTTAGAAGATATAGATATTGAACCCGGTGAAACAAAATTAGTTAAAACTGGTATTAAAATAGCTGTACCTTTAGGTTATGAAATCCAAGTAAGACCAAAAAGTGGTATTAGTTTAAACTCTAAAATGAGAATTGGTAATGCTCCCGGCACCATCGACAGCCAATATCGTGGAGAAGTAGGAATTATTGTTGATAACATTGACCCACCAATTAAAGATATAACTTATGATTTCGATGAAAAACATCGACCAATTATAACTTCTATATTGCACGGCTCACCAATACATATAGCAAAAGGGACAAAAGTTGCACAACTGGTTATTAGTAAAGTAGTATCTGCTCACTTGTATCCAGTTAATAAAATTGAAGAAATTGAAGGAAATCGTGGCGGTGGCTTTGGTTCTTCTGGATTAACAAAAAAGGTGAAAGATAATGTCAAAGATTAAAATAGAAGATATTCAAAAAGAAATATCTGCTTTTAATTGGAAAGTGTTATCAACTGAATATAAAAACTTAAATGAAGAGATGGTTTTTGAATGTTCAGAAGGTCATAAAGTTTATAGCTCATGGGGTAAAATAAGAAAAAAACTTATTTGCCCCGTGTGTGAAAAAAATATTTATAAATATAAAGAAAATAAAGTTGTACAAAAAAAAGCTAAGGTTAGAAGAATCTTGGCATTAGACCAAGCAACTCATATAACAGGGTGGTCAATTTATGACGGTAATCAGCTAATTAAGTCAGGTATTTTTGAAACCAGACAAGAGAATGAGATAAAGCGAGATTTGGCTTTAAAAGAGTGGTTAATTAATATGATATATCTTTGGCAACCGGATTATATTGGTTTAGAAGATATACAACTTCAACAATTCAAAAAAAATAATGATAATATTATTGGAGTTCAAACTTTTAAAACTTTAGCTCATTTGCAAGGTATTTTAATGGCAACTTTACAGGAATTAAATATCAATTATGGACTTTGCCCGCCCGCTACTTGGCGTTCACATTGCAAAGTGAAAGGTACTACAAAAACCGATAAAAAGCGTTCTATGCAACTTTTAGTAAAAGAATGGTTTGACATTTCAGTAAGTAATGATGAAGCAGATGCTATTGGCATTGGAAAATATGTTAGTGAAGTTTTGGCGAAAAAAAATGACATAGAAATATGGGAATAAAAAAAAGAGGGCTTTCGCCCTCTTCTTAATTAATTAAACAAACTTTTCTAATTTATGTATAATGCGTTCTTTCCATTCCAATAAATGGTCTTCTACTAAATCTTTAAAACAATGACCATCTTTTTCCTCATCACATAATTTATCAAACAGTTCTTTAGTATGAGGGAAACTTGTGGTTATTCTTTCTTTAGCAGAAGTATATAGAAATTTAGCAACTTCTGGGCATTCATCTGTTAAATGTTTAGCCCAGTCCATCCACATCTCGGCATCTTTTAAATCGTCTGTCATTTTATTATATAATGCTTTATATTTTAACATATTGTCTACCTCTAAGCTATCTTTCTAATAGTAACATTAACATTATTAAAGACAGCCTCTCCTCCAGTGTTTACAAAGGTTAAATTAGTTGTATTATCTATTGCACTGCAGCATGGTAACACTCTAATAATTGTATTAAAGCCAATAGCCACTAAATCTGTTGTACTTGCTGAAGTAGCCGAAGAGGTAGCTCCCGGAACAGCAACCCCATTATTTTGAAGTTGAACAGCTACTGTTCCGGCGGTAGCGGCATTTGTCGCACCAGTACCATTAAAAGTTACATAATAATATCCAGACTTTTTTAAAGTAAAAGTAGAAGTGCCGGCGGAATGGTTAGTTACACAATTATTTCTAATTGAATTATTGTTAAAGTCAATAGTTCCATTAGTAGATATTGTTTGAGAAGTGTTTGTATAACTATTTACCATTCTTAGTTACCTCCTTTAGGCACAATTACAATTACAGCCATAACCCACATTACTTACATTAGTTGTATAAGGTGAGCAAGTAATATAAGCTGGTGTTGGGAACGGGCGAAGCTGATTAATTAGATTAGCATTTTGAGCCTGTTGAGAAAGCTGGAAATTAGCTGTCTGTAGATTGTCACGAAGTGTTTGAATTTCTGTGTCACACATTTTATCAAGGATTTTTTGTGTATTTTGATTCTGAGCATTAATTACATCACAGAATCCTTTTGACATCTCATATTTAACATTATCAATATTTCGATTTGTTTCGCAGCAGCATTGCTGACTATCAAATCTTGCTTGGTTAATATTAGAGGTTACATTATTAAAGCCTTGACATAAAGCTCCTTCTACACCATTGAAGCCCTGTAGAGCAGTTGTGTTCATAGCATAGAATCCATCACAAAGTCCGTTGCTTAGTCCATCAAGCTTATTTACAATTGTGTTGGTATCAAAACCTCTTTGTAATTCTGCTTGAGTTAAAGCGTTACCTGCGGCATCTCTATTACCAAAACCGAATCCGTTTCCTCCAAAAGCACTAAATGCCCAAATCCATACGAGATAAACAAAGGGATTGTTCCACATATTATCCCTATCATTATCTGTTAAAGCTGCGACCGTTGCTGCATCGCAATTATTGCGGTTAGTTAAAGCCATTACATCAGCAGCAGATAAACCGTCTGTCATAAAAAATTCCTCCTTTATTTAGAAAATATTTATATTATAACCCTTTTTGGGTTATTTTAAACTGTTAATAAAATTTAAACCATTTTGAATATCTATATCAGATATTCCTTGATTTTTAGCTTGTTGTACTAATTGTTGTAAAGCATTATTATTAATTTGTGGTAAAAATTGTTTGAATTGCTGTTGATTCAAAGGTATCTTTTTTTGGGTATTTGCGGAATTATTCATAAGCATAGAAAAAGGATTCTGTTTTCCGCCGCCCATCATATTCATAAACATACCAAAAGGGTTAGATGAGTTCATTTAATTTTCCTCCTTTATTATTTATCAGAGTAGAGAGCTTTTTTTCTAGTTCTTCTACTCTTTTTTTATAACTTTGATAGTCTGCTAATAAATTTGTTGTATCTGTTTCTTTTTCCTTTTCCTTTGGAGTTTCATATGGCATTAATTTATATGCCATAAACATTGGACTTCCATTTTGCATTGTTTTTATATATAACAAGCTCTCGGAAGGACAAAGAGCTAACGATAAGCCAACTCCCATTGGTACATTTGCCACCTCTAATGAGTTATTAATTGTGTATACATTACCTTGCGGCTGAGGAAATAACTGAGTAGGTTGAAATTGTACTGATGGAGAAGCGGAAGAGGGATTATTTTGTATTTGATTATAAAGCTGTTGAAAATTATTAGCCATCACCATTCCTCCTTTATTACTTTTTCTCATCCGATTATAAGTATAAGTAAGTATAATTTTTTTGGTAAATTTTAACGAAAACTAAGATGTTTGTTTTAAAAAGAATGTGGAAAATCAACAAATTTTTCTAAAAAAAGAGAGGCTTAACGCCTCTCTTTTATCTTATAATTTCATTAAGTTGTTTTTGTAATATATTTATGTCTGTTGTAATATTATTTAATTGATTTTGAGTTGTAAGTGAAGAAGAAACATTTGAATAATTACCCGTGCCATATTCTACATTTTTTATAGTTGCAGCCATTCTTTGGAATAAATCTTCGTAATCAGTTCTATAATTTTGAATAGTAATTTTAGTTTCAGCAGGGTTATCTAAAGTATAGTTAATCTCAGACACAATAACTTCTTCTTTATAAGGAGTTATTTTTTCCTCATCTGACCAACCAAAAAATTCAGTATCTTCTATAAAGGTTTTATCTCTAATCTTAAAGTCGTATAATTTAAATTCTGGTAAAGTGGAAATTTCTAAAGCGTCAATTGTATAACTAATTTTTGGAAAGGCATTTTCTCGTGCTTTTTCTATTGCTGAAAAATAATAAATATTATCATCCATAAAATCTTCTGACATCCAAGTTCCTTCTTGAATAAAGGCAGCATATTTATCATAAAAATCTTGTAAAATTTTAACTTTTTGTTGGCTAATTGAATTAATTGAATTTAAAACACTATTATAATTCTTGCACGCGGAGGTGTACTTATTATTATAATCTCTATAAATACGCCTATAAGCCGGAATTAATTTTTTATAATACTTAATAGTTTCTTTATAGCTAGTAAATAAATCAGTGTTTTCAAATTTGTCAAAATCAGATTGATTATTTTTAGTTAGGTAGTTGGAATAGCTTTTACCAGTAAGTTCATAAAAATTATTATAGTATTCTGTTAATAGTTTATTTATATTATCTATACCAAGTTTATAAGTTTCAACCATAGCTAAATACTTACTCTTTAAAATGCTATAAGTACCCAAATTTTTACTATATTGTCTATTATTATTATTTAATTGTCTTAATAAATAACAACAATTATCATAGTTCTTTAAAAATAGTTTTTTTGAAATTAATCCTTGGTTAATATAATAAGATAGGTCTAATATAAAGTTTTCTCCAATCGGATTATTTTCAGCTCTTGCAATAGAGCAGAACCCATTTTCTCCATATTCATTAGAATTACTTTTTACTATTAATTTTGTAGAAATATTAGAAGAATCTATTGACCTTTGAATTGATTTTAAGTTAATACCATATTTAAATCCTGCATTATTAACTTGATACTGTTTTCTTTTAAAATATAAATATTTTAAAGGTTTATAAGTTTGTGGGTCATATTCTATATCACCCCGTTCAGAATGAAGAATCTCAAAATCCATCCAACAATCAAAAGTTTCGCATAGTTTTAGCAAGATATCATAAACATTGCTTTCTGTTGCGACAATTGAATTTTTCTTTTCGTAGGTTAAATCAATTTTAGGAATAAAGCTTGGGTTATCATAATATCCTTTGTACTCATAAATCATTTTATTGGTTTCGATAACCCCCTCATTGTCACCGGGATTAAAATAGTAGTAAATTGTATTATTTACATTGTCGTTAACTTCTGAAGGATAAATTAAATTACCATCCTTATCTCTATACTCTTTAAACAACTGACAATCTGTAATTCCGACATAAGATTCTCCACCCGCACTATAAATTACATCTCCAAGTATGAATAATCCAAAATTATTTTTAATCAAATCAGAATATTCTAAATTACCATATTTTGAGTCATCATAATGATAATCTCCAAAAGCCACTAAATCATAAATTCCATATGTTCCCGTTTCGTCACTCACTGTTTTAGTAAAACCAGACACATTCCAGATGTTGGACATTATTAATAAATCTAACATATCTTCATCGGGAATGCCAGAAACTTCTTTAGTCAGCCCTTTGGTCTTTGACCAAGTTGCTGTGATATCATTTTTACTGTAGTTTTCTTTATACGTATATGCTGTATTTACATTGTGGGTTTCAGTATTATAAAAAGAATAATGATTAAAAATTCTAAACCCGTTATAACTTAAACTCTTAAAAGTACTATCGTTCCATAAAGATTCTAAAGTAGTTTTTCTTTCTCCATTTACATCATATCTAAAATAATTTTCGTTCCAAATAATTATATTAATTGGAGAAAAATAGTATTGTTTTCCATCTTTAGGGAAAGTATAAGTAAGTATTTTATTTTTATTATTTATTAATTCTTGAAGAGTCCATTCCCTTAAATTGTCCGTTGACTGTTGGTGCCAATAGTCTTCATATCCACTAAAATACTTAATCATTTCCCTGCCTGGACCTTCTTCTTTAGAGGTTAATATATAAGCTATTCTGCTAGTATCTGGGTCTCGCGGATTGTATTCTGTGCCAGAGGGGAAATTTACTTGTTTAATAAAATTAACAGCATTACTTTCTGTACTCCAATAATTAGCCAAATATCTTTGCACAAAAAATAGCGGCGCTCCACCGTTTTTTAATACAGTGTTATTATAATATACAGGCACAAGTGAATTTGTATATATATTTTTTTCTGAGGCTAAATTATTAGTATCATTATTAAAAGAGATATAAGGAGTTATTAAGTTCTCTTTAGATTCATTTAAGGCAGCGTTTTCTATATCACTATCATATTTTGCGATAACTGGGTGTAATAAATTAAGTGGTAACATATCATTATTTAAAACAGATATAGATAGAGCATATTTATCACCCTTATTAAGCTGATTTATAGTATAACTATAATCAGAAAAACCAGTATTATACAGACAAGGAAAATAAAATCTATTATATCTACTATGTAGAGTATTACCAAATAGTTTCCAGTTTAAAATAGGAACTTCAGAAGTTTTTATTTTTAATGCAGCATCTTTAGTTTTGTTTTTTGAAGTTAAACCTAAAGAAATCAAATTTGTAACTGCCATTTTTCCGTCTTGATTGCGTGTATCTAAAGTTTTCCAACCATCAGTAGAAATAAAATTATTAGGATTAGTAATATAATTCTCTACTAATGGAGTAGCTTCATATTCTTTTTCTTGATAGCCGTAATATGTTATATTGCCCTTAGTATATAAATCACAATATTTATCTAATAGAGGATAATATCTTTTTTCTTGTGGAGAATAATATCTATCGGCTCGATACAATAAATTTAAAACATAAGACACTTCTAAAGAAGAACCGTCTTTGGTAGAAATCACAATATCATTATTTTTATAAATAATATCACTAATCATATAATAATTTTGATTAGATATTTTATTACTACTTTCTAAAGGTGGGCTATCAGGATAATAAATACAAGATAAAGTATCTTTTTTAGCAGACACCTCTCCATAGAAAAAGCATAATTTTCCTCCGGGCTTCAGGTTAAGAGTTGTATCTTCAAAAATTAATTGACCTTTATTGTTTAATTCGCATTTTTTACAATTAATTGCATAAATTCCTTCTGGGATAGTAGCAATATAGATGTTATCCTCTAAGGTTTGAACCAAAAAATCTGATTTTGTTTTACTTAAACTATAATTCGTGTCCTGTATTGCCCGCTCCGCCAATTCAAAAATATTTCCTGTATTGTTTTCTAGCTCTGTATTATAAGTAATATTAAACCCTACCTTAGAAAGTTCATTTTTAATAAGGCTTTCTGCTTGGTAAGTAATTTTATAATTTTCGGTCATTTCGCTAATGTTTTTAATTATAAAATCATACCATTTATCTTTATATTTAAGTTTTACTTTTCTTTCATTAATTAAGAGAGGTAAATATGGGTTATCTATTAATTTTCCCGTTTTATTATCATAATATTTAGCATAGATAGAGAAAGTTAAAGTATTATCTTCATTTTCTTTTAGAGATAAATTGCAATCAAATGCTGCGGCTGGATTATTAGTATCTGTATCTTTTATAGTACAAAGTTTATTTTCTTTTACAAAAGTGTCTGGCTGATTTAATGGGGTAAATAGTAAATCAGTGATAGTTAGATTATCTAAAGCAGAAGAAATAGAATTTTCAGTTTCTCTACCTATTAATAATAGAAAATCTCCTTCTAATTTATAAGGGGTATAATTACCATCAAGAGAACCTTGGGACGATATAAAAGAATCTGTTCGTGGTCCAATACCCATTCTTTGCCAAAGACCAATACGACGAGAATAACTACTATTTAAACTGATAGTATCAATAATAATATCAAAATTAAAAGTTTGATTAATTACATCTTCTGTAGTTTGTAAAGATTGTAACCAAAATAATTGTTCACTATTCTCTCCATTTTTCCAAGTAACGGTTTGTTCTCCAGTCGAAACCACTGTTGTCATGGAATCATCTGTATATTGAATTAATTTAATTGAGGTAGCGGTTTTTCCTTCATTAGAAACCTTAAAATAATATTTTGGGGGGATTATATCTTGAAGTGTATGAGAGCCTTTTTTAAGCGAACCATCTTCAAATAAGCTAACTAATTTATTTGTTCCAATTGGTTTTTGTAAATATAGTTGTAGTGTAAAACCAAAAGAAGAGCGTGGGTCATTCAAAGTAAAATTATTTAATTGATAAATTACTCCATCTAAAGAGGTGCTATGTCGATATCCTACCTCTAGGAGCCTACCAATTTTATCCCACTCTTGTTGTGATAAAAATTGTCCAGTGGTAATTTTAAAATTTTTACATCTTAAAAAGATTTTATGCCTTTTTTGTGGCTGTATCCAATAGCTAGTAGTTCCCAAACCTTTTGCATAGGTTTTTAAAAAATCAAGGGAATATGATTGTGGAGCTTCCGTAATAATGTGACTAGACCCATATAAAGCTTCTTTTTGATTAATTATTTCAGGAGGATTTTTTTGAAATCTAAATTTATCGTGAGTAGTAATAGGTTCTAAATAATAGCTTAAATCATTCAAGTTATTATAATACCCTTGACATATGTTTATATAATCATAATCTGTAGACTTTTCCACATTTTCCCACAAACTAATCTCATATTCATTATTCATTCTTACACCTCCTTAATAATATAAATAATCATAATCTAAAGTTACATCACGACCAGACCAATCTGGGATACCTATTCCGCCTAGACGGTCTATTTTTAAATAACTAACTCCACAAGGAATTTGAAAAATATCTCCCTTTGTAATATATCCATTTACTATTACTTTCAATCCCTCATTATTTTTTAAAGTTATAATTTTAGTTAAACTATTAATACAATAAGATTTAAATTGATTCTTTTCAAAATCTTCTCTAATTGATGTTAAACTTAAAATAAAGTATTTAATTTCTTCTTTATTTTCATTTAATAAACTAATTTTAATTTCTCCTATAAACGAATCAGTAGATAAATAATTAAAATTTAAAACAAAAGAAGTTTCTATATCGCCAGGATTATATAAATTTAAAAGTTGGCTATTTTCCTTATTTATTGTATCTTTTTCAATTCCATTTGCAGTTTTTTCTTCTATTCCACTAGCTTCAATCCACTCATCTTTATTATTATAAATGAAGTCCCATTCTGGAATATTATATAAATTATATTTTTCCTCATATTTAAAACGACTTCTTGCATAAGGGAAGTACGCTATAAAATTTAAAGTCCCTTCACCCTTATAAATTCTCTCCCCATTTTCTTCAAAACAGATATATTTTAAATTGGGAGTTCCATTAATCTTTACTTTATATACTTTATAAGGGGTTTCGTCAAAAATTAAATCTTGCGGTTCTGTGTTGCTTAAAACTTGTTTTAATAACCGTAACTGTTTTTCTGTTAAAGAATCAAAAGCAATAGGGATATCAAAAATTTTTTGAGTATAATCAGAACCAAAATAAAAAGTTTCATTTCTTCCAGTTACCGTTGCTGTTCTATCAGTATAAGTTGGAAGTAGGTTTTCAGTAAACCTACTTCCGTCACTTACTCTTAAAATTCCCAGTTCGGAAGAATGAAACTTGCCAATTGTAAAACCGATATAATCGCCTTTTAAAAGTTGCATTCGTTTCACTCCTTTATCTCATAAAACTTATAGCGTTAACATTTCTATATCTTGCGTCACTAGCAATAGATTTTTTTACTTGTTTTGCCAACTGTTCTACATCATAATCTTTCTCAATTTTATCTACATTTATGTTAACTTCTACAGTAACATCTCCAGTAGATTGAGAAGGAATACTATTATTGTTATTCTTCATTACACTAGATAATACCTCTTTTAGAGTTAAGAAATTTTGTGTGTCTTTTGCATTTAATATTAACTCTGGAGAACTCTTAGTACCATCTAACCAAGCTGGACCAGTAAAGTCTGCTAGACCGCCTTCTTTATATTGAGGAACCGATTTGATAGCAGAAGATTTAAACCATCCGGTATATCCCGAAGTTTTGTGGTGTCTAACCAAAACATAACCATTCTGTTCGCTAAGTACAATATAATTAGGGTCATAATCAAAATATTGATGACCGCCGCCTTGTCCAGAAGAATTTGCGTAAATTCGAGTATTTGGGTCAACTTTAATTTTACTACCAACTCTATATTTTTTATTGTTAGAATTAGAACCTTGTTTCTTTTTTGAATTAGAATTGGTTTTCTTACTTGTAGAAGTTTTAGTCCAATTTCCTCCAGTTTCTAAAGTTCTAAAGGTTCTACCGTCGGGCATTAAGAATACATCATTATAAGTTGTGTAGCCTCCTTTACCCTTTACTCTAACACTACCATCTGATTGAATAACTCCAGTTTGTTGCTTACCATTACCATCAGTAAAAGTAATACCTTGACCGCCATAATAACCTAATTTTTCGAGCTGTCTATCTTTTGCATAGGTGCTAATAGATATTTTAGCGGATTGTTCAAGAGTTTCTAACCAATCCATTTTTTGCATTGAAGATAAGCCAGAAAAAGTATCTTCTTTCTTTAATAATTTTTCTAATTCACTACCTTTTAATAATGCCCCCGTGGCAGTAGTTCCTTTATTGATTAAAGTATAAACTTCATTCCAATATTTACCTTCATTTTTGGCAACATCTAACTGTGCCTGCATTATACTGATTTGAGTTTGACGTTGGTCAGAAGCTTTCTCATTTTGTTGTTCTATCTCACTCAATCTTTGGTCAATTAAATTATCAGTATAATCTTGTTCTTGATTAGTTAATTCTTCCTGTAATTGTTTTATAGCTAATTCGTTTGAACCCGAAGTATCTAATTGTAGATAAGCTAATTGCCTTTCTTTATCAGTAATTTCTTTTTCTGTTTTCTGATTATTGCGGTCTTGACGAATTTTATCTAAATTTTCTTGAATTGCACTCATTAAAGCATCATTACTATTATTAATAGTTTCATCTAAATTAGATAAATTATCAATAATCTTTTGTTCTCGATTTAAAATGGCATCATAAACACGCTGTTCAAAATCCATCGTATCTTCTCTGCCCTGCTCTTCAAGTTCTTTTAAAGTATCAGTATATTCGTCAATTGCATCTTCGGCATCATTCATAGAGTCTTGAAGCTCTTCTAATTTGGAAATATATTCTTCTATTCTATCTCCCAAATCATTATCAGTAACTCTATTAATATTACCCCAATTAATTTCAATTGTATTATCTTTCCAGTTGTAAGCTGCGTATTTTTTAAGGTCGGAGTTCCAAGAAACGGTATCTTTAATTTCTTGTTTACGATTTCCATACATTTGTTGCTGTAATCGTATTTCTTCTTCAAGAACTTTAACTTGACTTTTATAGTTTTTATAAATATCTTTTGCTGTTGATTTCCTATTTTCTAAAAGTCGGTCATATTTCTTTTCAAGTTTTTCTCTTTCCCTTAGTTTCGCATTAATATCAGCAGTTAAGTTATAAAGCCAGTCATATGTGTTCTTCCAAGGTTCTTCTTCTTTTGTGGAAGAAGAAGAAGATTTTTTGGTCGAAGCCTTTTTGGTTGAGGCTTTTTTAGTTGAAGTATCATAGTCAGAAGTTTGACCTTCTTTTCTCTCATATCCACGAGCAAAACTAAAGAATTTTTGCTGATGTTTTCCCTTTAAAATATCTTTGGTTTCATCAGCAGGGAAAATAACATCATCTTTATTAACTTTTGTAATTTCTGGACCTTTCGCTCCCAGAAGTTTAGCCTCACCCTTTTTGTTATAAGACAGTTCTGGACCTTCCTCGCCAACTAAAGCATCAGAAGAAACTGAGGCTTTTTTAGTTCCTTGGGCAAAAGACCAACCTTTTCCCGTTGAAAAAGTAGGGGGTTTATTTAAGTTGATTCCAAAAGTATTAGATAGAACTTTACCGAATTGTTGAGGTGGTCCTTGTACTTCTGGGCTTTCACCATTTAAAATTTGATTTAACAGCTTAGCGTCTTCAATACAGTCTAAAATGGCTTGGTCTATATTATTTCTAATATTAGTTCCTGCCTCACTAGTATCGACCGTAGTAAAACTATCTGTAATGGCTTGAGCATAAATGGTTGCGTCGGCTTTTGTTTGAGCTTCTTCTAAAGTTTTAGCAACCCCATTTTCTTGAACTTCAGTCAGCTCTAAATCATAACCCTTTAATTCAATTGTGCCATCTTTATTTTCTAAATTATCAATTTGTTTTTCTACTGCTTCGTAAATTAAATCATCTTTAACCCCTAAAGAAGAAAAGGTATTAACAAGTTCATCTAAAGAAGCTTTACCATTAATAAAAGGGTCTAGCCCTCTATTTTTCTTACCCCAAATTTCTTCCATAAGGGACTGGACATTTTTAAGTTGAGTTTCAGTATCGTCGTCGCTACCCAAATCAAAAATTTTTATTTCTCCAGAATCTTTGATTCTTTTTTTAATATCTTCTACAGTAGTTAATTTATCAATATTGATATCTAACTCTTTAGCCAAATCTTGCCATACTGTTAACTCATCTTTTCCATAAAGTTTACCATAATTAGTTAAATCTTTTGTATTGATAATAGTTTGTGTTTGTGTCTTTTGAACTTTCTCAACTGAACCACTACCTACTTTAGTTTTCCATTCATTTTCTAAAGTACTAATTTGATATTCACTTTTCTTTAAGAAATCAGACCAACCTGCGGCATAATCATTCTCTCTTAATTCTTGAGCTAAATCTCCAGAATAATTTTTAAAATCAGTGAGCATCATTTTAGCATATTCTTCGGTAACATTATAAGATTTAGCAATTTTTTTAACTACTTCATTAGTTGAAAATTTTCCGACATCTAAATCAATACTACCATTAGAAAGTAAAGATACTCCTAGCCCCTCTTTCTTTAGAGCTTGAGCATAATCACTATTTGTTGCCAAATCTTTCCAAGCACCATAAAGATTATTATAAAGTTTCTTTAACTTCTCTCCATAAACTTTAGTTGCTTTTTCTAAATCTTTATTAGCAGCCTTTTCAAAATCTTCACCAAAAAATAGGTCTAAATAGTTGTATAATTGTGTATTACCATATGCCCCTTCTTTAAGCCAATTTGCTACCTTTTCAACGATATCATTAACTTTGTCCCCAACTTCTCCTTCGTCAATACCGGGGTCAAAATTATCTAGCAAATCAACCGATTCAGCCACTACATTATTTAATTGTTGAGTACTATCTGCTAAATCTAATAATCCACTAGTTACATCTTCAATTCCTAAATCACCTGAGCCAACCGCTGCAAGCGTGTCTGCTAAAGTTTGAGCTGCTATATCTGTATTTTCTAAAACATTTTGAAGTTCAGTAGATTCTTCAGCATATTCTTCCACTTTAGAAGCAGTTATTTTATCACCCTTTTTAAGAGTTTTAACGATGTCTTTTTGTATATCTTCAAAACTACTAGATTTAAAGAACTCCTGCATTTGTGCTCCTGCACCATATGCAGCTTCTCCAACTTCTGCCATACCCTTAGCAACTTTTCTAATTTCCTTGTTACTACTTGCTAATCCCTTTTTAATTGCAGTAGCACCCTCAATAGCACTATCCCAATTAACATTTTCAAGGGTTGAAGAGAATTTATCCATATATTCTTTGATGTATTTATCAGATTTATTAGATAGTCCATCAAAAACAGTGGATATTACTGAAGTAGTCCCTTTTTCTCCAAATTTTTTCAACAAAGTATTTTCAAAATTAGTTATAGAAGAGGTTTGTTGAGCGTTTAATTTTTGAATTACAGCGGAATAACTATTTAATCTTTTCTGGGTATTATCATTTTCAGTTGCTTTTATAGCTGTACCAAATAGTTGCTTTTTTTGCCGTAATTGCGTAGTATGTATATCGGTCTTTGCTTGCTCAAAAGCTTGAGTTAATTCTTCTACGGTTGTACCCATTTCAGAGGCTAGTTCACTTGCACTTTTATCCATTTTTTTCAAATAGGTATCAAAATTATCTAGTTTATTATAATCTAAAGTAGCATCTCGATTTAAAATTCCAATAAACTCTTTCTGGTCAGTTAATGCCATCTTAGAAATTGCCTCATAAGCATTGTTTATATATTTTTGATAATTTTCACCCACTTGTTGTGATGCAAGTTGAAATCTCATCGCATCTTCTTCCATATCAGAAGCGATTTTAGAGATATCTCCACCATAGAAAGCATCTGCATATTTTTTCTTTAGGTCGTCACCGCCAATGCTATCAAGGTCTCTTTTTGCCTTTTCTACCTCTTCCTGTAAGTTGCCGCTTATTTGAGATAATCCATTAGCTAATCCTTCTGATAAACCAGAATTTTGTAAAGCGTCACTAATTCCTTGTAACATTGTAGTTTTAATAGCAGAAGTATTTAATTGGTCTTTAGCCTCCTTCGCTAATCTACTTTCTTCAAAGTCAGCAGAACCATCTACACTTTTATAAGTAGCTGCAGAGCCACCACCTGCTGCTATTTTATCATTTAATGGAGAAAAAATATTTTTATTTAAATCGGCTAGCATTGCTTGAATACTGTTAGCACTATAGGTAACACCATTAATTGTCAAATCTTTAGTATTAGCCTGAACCCAATTCCATACATCAGTTGATGTGTTTTCTAATCCAACTGCCGAATCTTTTAAAAGGTTTTGTTCTTCAACACTACGGTCGGTTGATGCCTGAGCCTCCTTTTTTATAGCTTCCAATAAAGAATTATATTTTTCATAGCCTTCTTTAAAAGTTGCTCCCTCTTCAAGCGTCATTCCAGAATCCGAAAGCCCATAAACTTTTTCTCTTGCTGCACTTTCTTTTTCATTAATGTCTTTTTGCTGTTTTAAAAGTTCGGTATATTGAGAGCCAACAAGAGTGGAAGTTTGTAATTTAGAAACTTTTTCCCCTTCTTCTTTAAGAAGTTCATTTTGCCCCTCTTCATTTAAAGTTAACAGACCAGATTTATCAGTAGTAATATATTTGGCTAATTGAGGATAAGTTTCAAGCAACTTAACAACTTCTTCATTAGCTTTAATTAATTGGTCCTTCCATTCACTTGTGCCAACTGTTAAATCTTCTAAAGATTTAACTATTTCATTATAATTATCAAAAGATTCCTGTAAATCATCATAAGCCGTTTTCGCATCGTTAGCAGCTTCTTTAGAATCTTTTAAGGCTTGGGTGGCTTGCTCAATTTTATATTCAATTGAAGCTTTTTTAATTGCATCGGCAACCCACCAGATGGCTCCAGCTATAGCTGCTAGTCCTGCTAAAACCCAACCTACTGGCATTGATGCTATAGCGGCATTTAAAACTGAGGTCGCACTTGCTGCGCCATTGGCAGCAATAGCCTCCACCTCTTCTGCCGAAGCTAATCCTAAAGATTGCATTATTGCTAATCTTTTTGCTTTATTACAGAATAGTAATGCTGCATAAGACCTTGCTTTTATACCAATACCAACATTTTCTTGATTATTTTCTGCGATTAAGTTTAAGAAATAACGCTTAGAACCATCAGATAATTCATCATTAAGACTTATTCTCTCTGATATTTTTGCGGTATCTTTATTTAAATAAAGAAGAGATTGTTTATTGGTGTCAAGTCCTAACTTTTGAATTGAATTAAGACCTTGTTGTGTAGCACCTAAATTTTTAAAGATATTTGTTCTTTCTTTATATAAATTATTAAGAGAAGCTACAGATTGTTCGACTGCCTCCCCTTTATTAGCTTTATCTGAACCCAAATATCCAAGTGCATTTCCTATAGCGAATTTATCATCTTCAGATACGGCATTTTTTAATTCGTCTCTAGCGGCTTGGAAAAGTTTTGCCGATTGCTGATATTCTAAAGTACTTTGTTTTACTTTGTCAGAGGCCTGTGATATTTGTCCTTCAAGTCCAGAAATCTTACCTAAATCATCCATAACTGAAACTTGAGCTTTTGAAGGTTCTGTATTTTTACCAATTAGAGAGTTAAATTTATCTCCGAGTGTTTTAGCAGTTTTTTCGGTTTTGTCTTTATCTTTAAGGACGCCATCCATAAAGTTTCCAACCCAATCTAAACCTGCTTCAAAGCCTTTTTTGCCAAGCTTTAAGCCAACGATGATTGTACCAACTCTAAAAAGTCCTCCACCAAAGTCGCCTAAGCTATCTGCAATATTATTAATAACTGATAGTAAGTTTGTTAACGCATCAACTACAAATTTGATAGCATCACTGTTAGCCAGACCCATAGCGAATCTATCCCATTCATCTTTTAATCTAGCCAACTTGGCATCCATAGATTCCATAGTTTTTTCAAACTGAACGGCAGATGCACCAGCACTGTTGTTTGCGGCATCAACCAATTCCATTGTACGGTCATAGTTATCCATCATTGCTATGAAACGTGACTGCTGTCTACTACCAGCTGCCATAGTTGCAACATATCTTTGGGTTGCGATATCAAGACTATCCCATTTACTCGCTAACTCTAAGAAAATTTCATCCAGACCTTTAGCTCCAGTAAAGAAGTCTTTCAAAGAGATACCAACCGACTTTAATGCGGCGTCAACTTTATTGATATTAACTTCTTCTCCTTCCACATCAAAGATTTTAGAAGGGCTAGATTTCATTTCGGTAAAACGAGCAATGATTGTTTTCATAGCTGTACCTAGATTTTCAGCCGATTCACGAGTTGTCTCACCTTTCTACCGTCCCTTTCGGGATACTTTAACACTTATTTAAAAGTCGGAGTAGACTATACCATCAACTAATTAATTAGTTGCCCCTTGGTAGTCGTTGAGAGCTTTAAATTCATTTGCTTTTTCTTTCTTTCTATTCATATAAATTGTGGCGTTATTATAAAGATAATTGATTATATCTTTAATGTCTTGTTTAGCTTTAAAAGATATTCTAAAATTATTTCCACAAGAATATAATTTTTTCTCTTTGTTTAATTCTTTTAATATCTGTTCTAAAAAGAATTTAGAAGAAATAAAAGAAATTTCCCATTCTGGTTTTTCTTTATTACCTCTTTGATATTTATTAATACTCCCATCTCCATCAAAATATCCTCTGATAAAATGGTTTCTTAATTCCCTTGGAATTAATTCAAATTTTATTTGTAAAGTTAGACTTTTTTTAGGTGTTATTCCAAGTTCATTTAAAGCTGAACAAAATTCTTTACAATTTACATCTATATAACAAGAATGATTATTTGGTCTTATTGCTTCTTTTATAGGATTATTTCCTTCAATAGATTTTTTAAATTTTTCTAAGTGAGAATAATCTCGAATGTTTAATTCTATTCTCATTTTTAAAAAATCTTTACGGATGTTTCCATCGGCGGCTATAAAACCCGCCCAATAAGCTTTTTCTTCTGTATCAATCTTATTAAAAAATTTTTTATTATATTTATACATTTCTATCATCTCCTATAATAAGTGAAATTTATGATAGAAAGTATACATTCTGATAGAAAATACAAGATTTAAATCTCTGCCGATTATCCAATCCTTAGCGTTTTTACCATCTCTCGGTCATTACCCTCAAGGTTCTTCGGTAGCTAAGGCTCTAAGGAACTTCCGGCATATTCAGGGTTCAATATAACATCACTGTTATAAGGGACTGGTTATGCTATCCTCGTGTGAATAGCAAAGTTAATCATTTGAGCAAGAAAGGCTGTAGTTGTCTCAAATTCCATATTTGCTGAGTGAGCAATTGAAGCAGTTCTTGTCATAGCAGAAGCTAATTCATTAGTATCAGATGCGGTAACTGCGGCTAATTCAGAATAAACATCATTAACTCTTTGAGCTGAAGTTTCGTTCAATTCCATATTAAAACCACGCAAAGCGGCGGTCATAAGGTCAGTAGCTTTTGCGTTATCCAAATTAGCGATACGAGCCATCTTCATCGTTTCAGTACCAATCTGGGTAGCCTCATTTACATCAAGACCCTGCTGATAATAAAGAGTTAATGTTTCGTATGCACCTTTAATTGTAGTACCTAAATCTTCTGCCATTCGAGTGTATTGAGGTAATTTATCCCACATATCGCTGACATTAAAATTAGTAACTACGGCAGTTTCTGTCATAGCCTCATCTAGGTCTTGAACAGTTGTAAAAGCTGACCTTACCGCTCTTTGGAACAAATTAATTGTATTTTGTAGACCGAAGAAATATTTAACTTGCTGTCCTAATTGTTCGACTTCTTGTCTAGCATTTTTTAAGGTTTCAGCTGAGCGACTAACTTGATTAATGGTAGTCCCCATATTTCGAATAGGTTCTTTTGTCTGTTCAGAAGCTGTACCAATTGATTTAATTGCAGAGCTAACTTTTTCTAAATCTTGTTCAGGTAAATTTAATATAGCACTTTTAATCTCTTCAATTCCTTTTCCAGAAAAATCTAAAGAGGTTATTTCTGTTAATTTTTGTCTTAAATTATTTAGATGAGTTTCAGAAGTGGAAAGATTATCTATTTCTGCTTTTAATTCACTAATTTTATTTTCCCAAGCGGATATTCTTGCTGTAACACTAGTAATACTACTATTATTATTATTAATTTGAGTATTAAGAGAGGTAAGATTTTGTTTTGCGATTTTAAGCTCTGCCCCTACTTTCTCTAAACTAGCACTTAAATCAGTATATTCTGATTTATTGTAGGCTTTTTGTCCACTTTCGTCACGAAGTTTTTGTTGTTGTTTTTTAATATTTGTTTGCTCGTTTAATAGTTTATTATACTTATCGCTGGCTTGAACTTGTTGTTGAGCCAAAGCAGCACCAGACTTTTTTAAAGACTCTTCTTGAACTTTCGCATCTTCTAATTTCTTCTCATAGCTCTTTATAGAATTGATTTTATTTTCTATTGCTGTTTTTGTGTTATTAACAGCATTATAATATTTTTTTAATTCAGTCGTAGCTTTACTTGTTTTTTCGATAGTATCTTTAGAAATTAAACTTCTTATAGGTTTTCCATTTAATTCGTCAGTGTATCCATTAATTATTTTAAGCAAGGCTTCTACTTTCTTATAAGAAGAAGTTATTTTATTAACATCAGAAGGTCCTTTTATTTCCATATTAGAAGCTTCTGTTAATTTTTGTATTTCATTATTAATTTTTTTAAAGGTGCTATTAATTTCTGTAGTTAGACCTTTAGATAAATTAATTTTAGAAAAAGAATCTTGCATTGTTTGAACGCTAGTTTTTAAGTTAGATAAATCTACTTTTGCGTCAAACACTATATTTACTCTTTTATCTCCCATTTTGTCCTCCTAATAAAAAAATCGACATTAACCAGTAAGTTAATGTCGATTTATTATAAATCACTATCTATATCGTCATTTAAAAAATATTGTTCAAGAACAATTTTATTACCTCTTGAACCAACGGGAATTCCAACTAATGAAAAATTAGCTACCATTGGTGAAGCATTCTCTCCCAGAGTCATAGATAAATCAGACATCAACTTTACTTTAGGAATTTTTATTATTCCTGTTTTTATATGTCCAGTAACATCATCCTGAGTCTTTGTCTTAGCTTCTAAGCTTAAAAACCCAGAAATTAATTGTTGTCCAATTACTACTTTTTCTCCACCATTAGTATAGTTAAAGTTATAAATTGCCCTAATATTTGTGAAAGGGGTATTAATTTTATAGACTTTATCTTCTACTTTGCTATAATTAATTTTTTCTTGCGTTTCTTTATCATAAAGAAATAATTTATCAGCTGGAATATATTTTAAAGTAACTAATCCGTTTTCATCACTCTCAAGATTATTTTCAGTTTGTGTTACCTTTATTGGAGTTTTTGTGTATTTTAAAATTTTAGAGTTACTTAATAGAGCAAACTGTTCTTTAGAAAAAATTCCGTTTGAAAAATTAACAGTAACTTCCTTAGTTTCTTCCCAAAAAACTCTATCTTGGTTGTTATATCCGCCCGATGCACGAATTTTATTTTTAATTTCATTAAAGTTAGAAATGGTGATTTTATCAAAAAGAGCAATTGTTTCTCCTTCCTCAAATACTTTTCCAAGTATCTCTATAGGATAAGTAAGTTTTAAATGCATATCATACAACTCTTTGAAACCTAATTCTTTCTCCATAATTCCTCCTAAAAAAATAAACGGCAAAAGCCGTTTATTTTATATTAGACTTGTGCGTCTTCAATAGCTCCTGTTATACTATACTTAACAAGCTTCATCATCTTACCGTCTGATGGACGCATAACACGAAGATTCATATTAAATACTGAGGGGTCTCCTTCAGCTTCAAGAGTAATTGTATTCTCTGACTGAACCTTAGCCTTTTGTATTATGAATTGGAAAAATTCGTCTTTACCTGTTACTTCAGAACGAGCATAAGTATCTCCTGTTACATAATAAGTACCAGGGAAAGAATTGGCTGAAATTTCAATCTCTTGACCATCTACTGCTAATTCAGAAACTAAGAAATAAGTTTCACCGGCTGTTAAAGTTGTTGAAGCTGTTGAATCTGCGAGAGTTTTCTTAGTACCCTTTTCTACTCCCTTCGCATCATAAACCTTTGCGTCATCCGGAACTGCTACTACCTTTCCGCCCGGAAGTTCAATATTTGTAGGAACTGTTTTTCCTTTAAAAGTGATTGTTTTAGTGATTTTTGTAGCTGATGAAAGAGTAGAATCACCAAACATAATAGCTAAAGATTTAGCAGAGAATAGAGCATCTTCTAGAGTAACTGTAATTTCCTTACCATAGTCCCAAATAATAAGTGGTGGATTACCTTTACCGCCTCTAGCTTCAGCTTCTTCTGCTGTCTGTTCTATTGTTGATACTTTTAAGGTATCTAAATAAAGAACTGCAGCACCACGAGTACCATCGGAATTAATATCATAAAAAGTTACATCAGCGACTTCTTTGATACCATATCTTTCTAGTATGTTAGCCATATTATAGCCTCCTATTCATTTAAATTTTCTATCCAATATTTAGGTTTAACTTTTTTGGAGTCGGCGCCGGCTAATAAACTTTGGATATCTAAGTTATAAGCCTCTTGATGTCTTTTTCTATCCATAAGTCGGACTCCTGCGACATATGGTATCTGCCTAATATTAAGTGGATTAATACCCAAATCCATACAGCAAATTGACTCCATTATAGTATTTAAAGAAATTCCCTTTCCAGATTTTGCTTTAATTTTATCTCTATAACGAGCTTTTGCTTTAATACGAGCAATACGTGGGTCTTCATCTGCAACATATTCCTCAACCATTTCGGCCCCAGAAGCAAGTCTGATTAAGTTTTGAAAGTCAAAAAAGTCTTCTTTATTTATCAATCGTAACTCATCTAAAGAGGAGATTGAAATTATAGTTTTATTAAAATCGCCAACCATAATTGCATTAGCATTAAATAAAAGAGTTACTGGTTCTTTAATAAAAAATTCTATACCTTTTTGGACTTTTTGAGCATAATCTTCATTACTGGCTGCAGTAGCCATTATATACTCGAATGGAGTTGGCATTTTCTCCACTTTATCAAATAGATTTTGTTCATTAAACATATCTAATATATCTTCTTGCTGAAGAAATAAAATTGAACGATATAAAGGAAAAAATTTATCTTTTATATCTAAAAAAGTTGGAGGATAAACAAAAATATCTTTTTTTTTAAACTCAACAGGTAAATTTAAAAAAAATAAAGATAAAGCTTCAGATTTATTAATCATAGCTAGTTATTTTGAAAACCTGTTGATAACAGGATACTTCTGTAGTTAAAAAATTTAAAGAAAAATCTCCTCCACTAATTTTTCCTAACCCATTTACACTTTTATCTTTTAAGCTTTTTTGAATTTCACCCATTATAGCAAATGGGCGTAAATTGCTATCTTTTATAGTCCATTCAGTGAAAGGAACAAAATTTTCTACTACGATTGTAATATCTTTAAATTCAGAATTAATTAAATTAATATCGCCGCCCTCAACTCTAATTGCAACAATAGAGTTAGCGGTTTCTTTAGTATCTACATAAGGAACTATTTTAATTAATTTACTTTTTATTTCTTTATTCACTATATCTAAAGGAATATCATTCTCAGCCAAAGGATTTTTATTATTATAATATAATAATTTAATAAGATTTTGATTAGCTAAAAGCCTCTGCATAATTTTTTGTAGGTTAAGACCTATTTCCATACAATTTCTAACCATTTATTCACCCTCCTCTAACCAATAAATGTCCTCTTTTTTATCTTCTTCATTGATTTCAGGTAAAGGACTCTTATCCATTATATAAATAGGGTCAACTGTAACATATTCAACACCTGGGGTTGAAATAATATCATATCCAGTTACTCGATAGCCTTGTTTAATATTTTTAATCGTAATTTCAAAATAGCTTTGTTTTTGGAGATTTTCGTTTAATGGTAGGATTAAAAAATTAGAATTACTATCTTCTAAATATATTACATTAGCACTGTTTGATTTAATAGTATCCGTAATTGCCGCTGTACCTTTACCGTGAAAATATGCCCAACTTTTTACTATTGTACCTTCTTTATTTTTCCACATAATCTTATGTGTCATTTTTAATACTACATAACGGTTATAGCCGCTAGTTCGCATATTTTCTAGCCAATATACCATCCATCTTTCTTCTTCTTTGGTTTCTTCATTGGTAATTTCTAAAATTGTTCCATTAGGAATAATTAATTTTCTTCTAGTCAATAGATAATGTAAAGTTTCTGTAGAATCTTGTTTATAAGGCTCTAAACTACCTACTTGTTCTTCTTCTTCAAGTAAAAAGGTTACTCGATAAATTGTCTTCTTCAAATAGTATTCAAACTGGTGTTCTCTCTCCCCCTGAATCCTTGTTTGATAAGTAGAACCAAATTTATTTAATCTTTTTCTATAAATATCATTATAATACATTATTTTTCGACCAAAGACATACAATCAAAGATTGTACTTCTAAAATATTTATATTTTAAATATCGGAGAGAAGATAGTTTATAAAATAATATATAATAATTTATTGTTTTTTGCTCATTAGAATATCCTAATAATTCACAAAGAATAGAATCTAAAAAAGTTTCCCATTCCCCATTTTTTTCAAACTCGCATAATAAACCATATAATTTACTTTTAAATTTATTAGTATATCCCTCTTTCATATCTGCCACATAGTCACTCATCTTTACCACCTGCCAGTTTCTGATATGGAAAAGGTTTATTATCTATTGCTCGATAATAAATACTTTCATAATCTTTCGCATTTTTCTTTTCTTGTAACAGTAAATTACTAAATTTATCAATTAAATTAGCCTGAGAAAAATCCCTTTCATCGTATAAAGGTTTAACATTTTTCCAATCCATTATTACTCGATTTAACCACTCAACTTTCATATAAGTAGCTAAAATCTGAATTTCTCTATTGTTTAAGCTTGAAACAAAATTATTTTCTTCAATTTCTAAACTTTTTTTAGGGAATCTAAACCATGGTATAGCGGCGTCAAGAAGAGTTCTCCAATCTTCATTAACCTCATTGCTCGTCCAGAGCTCCCATTCATCATCTGTCATTCTCCCTAAAAAAGCATCATACACTTTTTTTAAAGGAGTCATATTAGTCCTCCTTACTATCTCTGTTTAGTTTAATAGCGGAAATTATATCTATATCTGTATATTTTTTAAGTAAGTCGCATCTATTTAAGTCAGAAATTTCGTGTTCGATAGCATAATCAACTAATTGAAAAATCTGCTCTCTAGGAAGTTTCTTTAAAAGTTCTCTTAGCTCTTGAACTGGGGCAAGAGTTAAGTACCTTTTTTTCTGAGAATCAGTTAAAACAATAATATGAGGTTCTTCGCCCTCTTCCTCTAAACCTAAATCAATTTTATCTCTTAATTCATCAATTCCAAGTATGCCTTGCTTGAACATATATTCTACACCATCTTCATAAAGAAGTTGCTGTAAAGTTTCAAAAGGAATAGCTTTTACTGCTCCTTTCTTTTCCCAAGTCCTTGAAAATCTTAAATCATTGCTCTTAATACCAACTCTACCGTTGGTTAAATTTTTAACCTTTACAATTCTATTTTCCATTCTAATTACTCCTTTTACTCTTTATTTTTTAAAAAGGAGGAGAGAACCTCTCCTCCCTTTCTTATATATTAAAGGTCATAAACCTCTGAATATGTTTGTGCAATACCAGTATTCTGATAAATTGCCCAATCATGATGACTATGAATAGCAGCACCAATTTTTCTATATACATGCATTTCTAAAGAATTATCTCTATTCTTAAAGTCATTGATTTGAGTACCACCCTCAAGAACAAGTTTAACTACCTTTTCCTTACCTGTTGGTAAAATATAAGCGATTTGAGGGTCAATTTGAGTCTTTGTGTTAGTTTCATCAATGAAAGACTGAGGAATCTGGACAATTGTTGTACCACGGAAAATATTAATGTATCCAGTCTTATGAATTGCATCAATATCATCTGGATGGTATACACCTTGATAATTTGTTCCTACAGGAACGATTGCATCGGGACCCATTGCTGCAATGAACTCAGGTGGAGCAAAAATAATTGCATTGCTACCATAAGCTCTAACTACATTAATAAGCTTAACCATTTCATCTCCATTAAACGAAGAACCTGTAAACTTATTTGCTGCCGGACGGCCCTTAGCGTTAATTGCTGCACGAAGAGCCTTTTGTACTTCTCCGAACATAGAATCAGTAAGTCCTTCAGTAATAATTTCCATTACATCTGACATTACTTCAGCACCATCTAACAGTCTTTCAAAATCGACTGTTACAGCGCCACCTACTGCATAAGCAGATACTTCATAGCTACCTCTGTCAAGTCTAAAGGTTTCGTATACACCAGAAAGACCAACTTGAGTAAGGAATTGTTTTGCTCTATTTTTACCAAGTCTTGTCTTAAAGATAGCTTTCTGATTTTGTCCAACTACCTGAATATCAGCAAAACCACCCATTGCAGAAATAACATTATTAGGAACGATTTCATCAGCAGTATCAATTATAATCTGATAAATGTCGTATCTATTTTTCATAAACATATTTACTGAGCCAGCTAATTCTTTTAATCCATCTTGTATAGCTTGGTTAACCGAATTAACAGAAAAGTTTGCCGGAGCAGTCTTTTTTGCAGAGTACATAGCTAACTCTTTTAATTTTTCTAAAGTCATAATCTATTTTCCTCCTTATTAACCAATACACTGGAATTTTATACCAAATTGTCCATCTGGCATTGTAGTACCTTTTACCACTTTAAGAATTGGAGAAGTTGTAGGTTTAGTATCACTAACCACATGAGTGCCATCTGTATGATAAGTAGCATAAAGTGGTGTAGTCTTTAACTTTTCTACAGTACAAGCTTCTTTAAGCTTATCATCGTCTGTAAATTTTTCTGCATCATAACTAATTGTATTAGCCGTATAAGTATCTCCTAAAGTAAGGTAACCCATACGAGGTAAAAAAGTACCGGGTACTAGACAGAAATTTTTTAAACCGTCTTCTCTCTCGTCATACATATGTTCTGATGAATAGTGTAATGCAATTGGTAAAGCAGTGGCAGCTGTAGGCAAACCAATAGTACGAGTAGTTTTATCAACTGTATAAAGCATACCATTTTCAGCCGGATTAGCTTTTGTAAAAGAAGTTGAATCTAATTTACATTGAGCTTCAATTCTACCATCTCTACGAAAAGTTACATTATTTAATTCAACTTGTCCATAGCCATCAATTGCTAGTCTTTGAATTGCCATTATTATTTCCTCCTATTTACTTTTGTTCATAACGAGATAAGATTTCTTCAATTCCTGTAGTAGGCTCTTCTTTTGGGATTCTAAATCCCGGCTGTGTTTCAAGAGCAAAAACAGAAGGATTTTCTTTAACTGCGGCATAAGCCAGCTCTTTATCTAAGCCTTCTACAGTATACTTATCTTTGTTTTCTTTGAAATTAGCTAAAACATCTTCTGAAATAGTTTTAGAATATTTTTGAAGTAAACTATCTTTTTCAGAATTTTCTATATTAGTTTTGTAAGTTACAAGCTCTTGGTTGTTTTGTTTTAATGTTTCAATTTCTCCTTGAGCTTGAGTAAATTTTCCCTCAATAGCTTCTTTTTCTCCTATTAAAGTACTTTTCTCTATTTGTAAAGTAGAAATAGTATCTTCTTTCTCTTTAATTTTGATTTCAAAATTAGAAATTTTTTCTTTTGAATCTTTAGCCTCTTGTAAAGTATTACTAAAGTTTTCATCTACTTTTTCCAAAGTATTGTTATTTAAAGTGCGTAAAGTTTCAACAGCAGATTTTTCTGATTCACTAAGATATTCTACATATACAGATGTAATATCTCCTAGCTGAATTGTATCATTATCTTTTGTATAACAAACTTTATAAGTTTTCTCATCTTCGTATTTTTTTACAATAGCATAATTATCATATACATCTAAAATACTATATTCTATAATATAATCATTTTCCTCATTATATTTAGTATTTAATGTACACCAAATTTGCTCATACTTTTGAGAATCTGATAAATTAAATTTAACTTTCATAAGTTTTTTTCCTCCATCATTCTGTTTTTTTGCTTCGAGTTGTTGAATAAATTTTGTCATTTTATCATATAAGGTAAAGAATGCTGCGCCCTCAAAACAAGGCTCTACATCCTCTCCCAATACTTGCAAACCTAAAAAGCAAGCATCTTGATAAATAAAATATCTACCACCATCAATGATTGACCATTCCCCTTTTATAGAGGGGGCGTATAATTCCATAGATTGTGGTTTTCCAACAATATCTGATGCCTCTTTATATAAACTAGTAAATAATAAAACATCTACACAGGCATAAGTTCGTTCTATTCCGTCTTCATCTAAAAATTTTTCCCATTTTAGGTTAGGATTTTCTGGAACTATACCGTAAATTTTTCCTATATCATTTGCCGCACCATGGTCAGTAAAATCTTCATCAGATTGGCTATAAATACCTTTAATTGGTACATAACTAATGGTTGATAAAAGTTTATCGGCAAATTCATCAGTGATATAGCCGCCATTACGATTAGCTTTTTTGTAAAAAATTCTACATCTAGCTTTAGATAAAACTTCGTTATACTTTTCCAATTGACTATAGACAACCACTTGGAAATTATTAATATTTCGATTCATTAATTGCCTCCTTGATTATCTAAAGATTTTTCATTTTCGATAGTTCGTGGTGATTTTTCATCTTCTTCTTTTTTAGGAGCACCACCGACATCGCTGACATCGCCACTTTGAGTATATGCAGTAGATAGAGGAATTAATAAATCAGATAGTTTTAAAACATCGTTTTCTAAAGCCTTTATATTACATAAATCACTTTGAGAAAGACCCGCTGCAATCGCTGGCAAAATAAAACTATATCCAGAATTAGCTAAAGACAAAGAAGATTTTAAATAATCTTTATAATTATAATTAGTAATTGGTAATATATTGTATTTAAATTCTATAATATTATTAGCAAAAACAGTGTTAATAATATTAGTTAAATAATTAGAAAATTTATTAATTAAAGGACTCATAAAAGCTGTATCATTAGTAATAGAATTTTCTAAAGATAAATTACCAGTGGCGGCGAATAATTGACTGCTAGCACCTGCTTCGTAATAAATATTATTAACCATTTTTTCTAAATTACTAATATTATTATCGTTAGTAGTTTTTGAAGTGGCTATTTCTGCATCAGTATAAGTTGTTAAAATATCAACATTCTTATTTTTTTTGAGCATTTGAACTGCGCCATTGTGCATAATTTCAGCTTCTTCTGGCTCAAATAACAATGCTCCATCATTGGTATGAGGAACTTTTTGAATAAGAATTTTTTTAATTTCATCCTTATCTCTTTCCATATCAAGCTGCACAGCTTCATCATAAAGAATTGTAGCTGGGATTAATGATAAAAATAAGGGTCTACCATCATACATAGAAAAACAAATGGTTTTCTCAACTGGGAGCATAACCCATTTATTTGCCGTCTTTCCATCGTGGAACCTTTTATAAGCTCTTTGAACATTTTTAGGATAGGCAGCTAAAGCACTGGCCCTGTCGCCTTCGTCATTAATTCTACTAAAATAAGTCACATCAAATTCTATTAAATCATTATTATTCGCATCTTTAAAATTAGAGGAACAATATCTTATTGGTAAATCTAAAACTGAAAAATTTTTACTATCCAAATTGACTACCAATCCATAATAAGCCCCGTTAATTAAAGCTCTTAAAGCACAATTATCTAAAAAACTAGGAATACCAATTTTCTCACAAAAAGATAGTGCTTTATAATATCTATCTTGTAAGCTATCTTCTGTTAGTTTTCTTTTTCTTTTTAATACTTTTGGGATTAATATTCCCTCGTATTTAAAGATAGTCGCATAATAAATTAAAATTCTGCGATAAAAACCATTTTTATAAAAGTAATTTTGAGACAAGGTTCTCTGTTCAGTTAAGGAACCTGACTCAATAATCTTCTTTATTTCATCTAAGCTATAATCTTTACAAGGTTGTCTTAGATTTCGGCTACTCCATATCCCATTAGAATAACTATTATCATTTGTAGCAATCATATCTGTAAAAGCTTTTTTAAAAGTTTCTAATGTAAAATGTTTTATTTGTTCAGGCTTATTTACTTGACTTTCATCCATAAATTAACCTCCTGAAAAGAAAATAAGTTTACGAGTGCCAGAACCGTTTCCAAATCTTCTTCTACGTTTATAACTTTCTTCTTCAAGCTCCTTAATTCTCCATAGACCATAAGCAAATGAATAATACTTATCATCTGGAAAACGAGTGTTAATTGACTCTAAAACAATATCCATTCCCGTTCTTTTTAAGCGTAAATTTGCCATTTCTTCAAAAAGTTTTGTTGTCATTTCGTGAGGCAAAAGTCTTTTTATACGCTGTTCCGGTTTCATTTTTCGACCAATTTTTGTTTCAAGTAAGGCATTTTTTGCTGATTGTTCAGTAATCAAAAAACGCACCGTGCCGCCATTTAAACGAGAATAGGCATTACCATTAATTTGAGATTTTAAACTACCACTAGCTTTAATTCCGTATAAAATTTGTAAAGCTTCTTTTGGTTGAACTTTTTTATAAGTATCATCATTATGGAAACCATATGCCGGGTAAGATTCTCCAAACTCATCAATTTGAGTTCTAATCATTTCATCTGCAAAACCAACACCTAAACCATTTGTATCAATAACTACCTCTTTTGGTTTAAAATCTCTAATAATTCTTTTTAATTCAATTGCTTGTTGATAGAAAGTTTTTGCCTTTATATTTTTACCCAATATGAAAATATTAACCAAAGAACAATAATATTTTCCACCTTGAATTTTAACTTTAAAGACACTACAAACTGTTTGGTCATGAATTCTACCTACGTCTACTGATAATAAGTAAAATTGTGAAGTTCCCTGTCTAACAGAAAAGTGCGTTTCTGGATTTTTTAATTTTCGATATTTTTGTAATTTATCAAAATTAAACCAAGAATCCTCGCCTCCGCCAGTCCAGACCGACATATACTCACGAGCAAAGGTTTCTTCATTGTAAGAGGGTGACATCTGTAATTCTTTAATATAAGAACGGTCTAGCAAACCGTGCATTACAGGAACTCGATAATCGCATCCCCAAACAAAAGCTTCTTTAGGATTAATAATTTGCATTTCTAATAAATCAATAAGCTTCATATAAGCATACGAAGATTTAACTCCTGCCGAAGTCATATAAAGTTGTTGTTGGTTGGGTTCGTTTAAATTAACTTCTCCTAATACAGTTCTTCTTGAAACATTCATTAAAGGAAGAACTACCGAATTTAAGATTTCGCCATCATGGTCACGAACCTCGTCTATTAACCCGCCATGTCTTCTTCCGCCACGTTCCGAGTCTAATGCACCGACTACGTCAAATAGGGATTTATTCCGAAAAAGCAAACTAATATAATCTTTTCCAAAAGAACCCTCACCAATAATTTCTTTTTTGAGAAGAGGATATTTATCCCAAATCTCAAAAATTTTATCTTTAGCTATTTTTGCAGACTGGTTTTTGCCGGGAGCACAAATAAATCTTTTGGTTCCGGGCAAGAAAATACATTGTAAATAAATTGCTAAAATAGATAAAAAAGTTTTGGAAAAGGCACGGCAAGCCGTAACATAATGGTATCTATATCTAAAGCACGCCCGCAAGAAAATTCTTTGATAAAAGAATAAATGGAAATTTGAATCTGAGGGAGCGATTATATCAAGAAAAATATCGGGATAAGCGATGAATAAATCCATATAACGCTCAAAAAGCTCAATATGCTCTAAAAGATAGCTTTCGGTTAAAATAAAACCTTTGTCAATTTCAATTCCATCTTTTTTTTCTTTTGTAACTGTTTCCTCTAATTTATCCAAAGTTGACTGAGAGAAAAGACTAAATTCTTCCGCCATCTTCTACCTCCGCAACAAAGCCGTCATCATCGTCAAAGACTTCATCAAAGCCAGCTTTTTCATACATATCTAAATCATACTCTTTATTAGTATTGTAATAATCTTCTGATTGCTTTGCTTCTTTTAATTGTTTAACTCTACGCTCTATATCTTCTGAAATACCACTTTCGTTAGTATAAAGTCGTTGATTAAAAGCTTCAATATTTTGCATAGTTTCATCAACTATATCTTTACTAACATCATCATAAAATTTAGGTTTCCATCCTTTCTTTTCTAACCAGCGGCAAAGCTCTCCAACTGATTCAAAGTCACTAGCACTTTTTACATTCTTGGGTGTAAAGTCAGCCAATTTAACTAACTTGTCATATGAAGCTAATAATTTATCAAAGTCTGTTCCAGACCTTATTCGGCTATCAATTAAAAGAGAAATCTTACAAATTTTCTTAGCTTGGTCCATTGAAATTTTTCCATTAACATTTTGAGTATTTAGGATACCTTGCAACAAATCTTCCAAATATTCAAGTTCTTCTTCACAATAGTCCGGTCCCCATTTAGCTTGAAGTTCCTTTAAGTGCTTTTCCTTAATTTCAGGTAACTCATTTTCAATGACCTTGGCGGCTTTTAGTTCTTTAAATTTTTGAAAATAATCTCCCCATCCTAAGCTCTCATATTCTTGAGATTTAAAAACATTGCAATAAATGGGAAATACATCATCTCCATTATCCTTGTGAAGTCTCTCAAACTCTTGAGGAACAAAAGGTATATCCAAATATTGGCAAAGCTTATCAACATAAACCCAATTAAAGTTATTTTCCCTTAATAAATTTTTAAGACAGCTTGTGCAAAAGGGAACAATACCATCGGGATAAAAAAGTGACCGTGTCGGCAGAAACTCTTCTATTGGTAAAGTACTGCCGCAATGCTCACATTTTTTAAATAAAATTTTTTTAGCTTTAACTTTAGGCTGAAGGCTCATTTTCTTCACCTTCTTTTTTAACTTTTGGTTCGACTTTTGGTTCGACTTTTTGGTTAACTAAATTTTTCTTTTTTCTCTTTGAAGAATTAATCGCTTGTTTTAAGACCTTAATTGTATCTCTTCTTTTCTTTTTACTCGAAAGACAGAATTGTTCTGTTGTATCTGCTAAAATTTCATAAAAGTCTTTTGGAATTGATTTTCCATCTTTATCTTTTTCTTTCTTAACCATTTCAACCTTAAAGAATCTAACTACTCCTAGAAATTCAATCTCTGAAAGTTTAGAAATTAAAAGAAGAAAATTGGTAATTTCTTTTTCGGGAATTTTAATTTGTTTTTGTTGAGAATTTGAGTTTTTTTCGATTACGCTCATCTTTATCACACTCCTTGCATCTATTAGAAAATCCATCTTTAGAACGACTTTTTCTACAATAATTTTTAGTGGAAATTAAAAAGGTACGGCCGCATACTCTGCAATCTTTGAAGTTTTCTGGAAAGAATAAATTTCTAATAAGTTCTTCGTGGTAGGCGGCAGCGGCGTTAATCTCTCCTATAATTTTTTGTTTAAAAAGTGTTGAAATATAGTTTGCGGTATAAGTTTTCTGAAATTTTTGATTAATAAAATCTGCTATTTTTTGGTTTGGAATTTTCTTTAATTTTAAGTCCAAAATTTGATATAGGTAATCTGGTAAATTGGCTTCTTTTAAATAAAATTTTAAAGTCTTAAAAAGAAAGGGAGAGGTTTCTTCTATATCTTCTAAAACAATTGAATCATAGACTTCGTAAAAATGAGTAAATAACCCATAAAGGTGGTCTGGATTTTTAAAGTCAAAAAAGTTTTGATTTTTTCTTTGGTCTTGAAGTTTCCAATAAAGAGAGGAAATTAATCTAAGCTCTTCCTCCGAATATGCCGACGGGCGCAACTCAGAAAAGGGTTTAAAAACCAGTTGAGAGAAAGAAGAATTGTCTTGAAATCCTAAAGGGAAAACGGGAATTTCAACTCCAAATTTAGGAATTTCTTCTGGGGTTATAACTAAATTAAAACTCTCAACTAAAACTGGGGTTGAATAGTTATCTCTAAGTGTGTATTGCTCCGTTCTAAGTTCAACAAGACGATGGCGAAGTTTTAGGTAAGAAAATTGGTTGAGAGAAGTGGCTTTTTCTTTAAGAGAAAGCTGTTTTTCCTCATCAATGCGGGAAAGAAGTTCTGGTCGAGGTGGTAACTTTCTTTTCCCCGTTTTTAAATCGTAAAAGTTAAGAAGAAGTTCAAGTTCATCAATTTGTTTAAAAAGAGAGAGAAAAGTTTTTTGAAGTTCTGGTGTAGCTTCTTTTAGAGCTTCCTCCCTAGAGAATTTTTGCTTCTTAACTTTAAGAGGGGTAGAATTAATGTGGCGAACTTGATTCTCATTAAAGGTTGGGGATTCAATTAAAGCATTAAGACTTTCCTCTGGGCGCCGAGTCCAAGTTTTATTCTTTGTATCAATTTGGATTTCTTTTTTTTGGTTACAATTTAAACCGTCTTTATCTTTTCCCCACAAAAGATAATTAGAAATGGTTTCCAATTCTGTGGGAGTTAGATTTTGTAATTTTGAATTAATTAAGTATTTGTGTAAAAATTTTGACCTTTCTTCTCCAGATTCGAGAGAGAAGTCAAGGTTTAGTCTGTTCATTTTATTCCTCCATTTTAGATTAAAGTTATCCTTTAAGTTAATTATACACTAAAAAAGTTCCAAAGTCAAATTTTAGAAATTGTGAATTTTAGACAAAATGTATAATTTTAAAAGCAGAATTTTAGAAAAAATTGCTAAAGAAATGAAAATTGGGTTCAGTGGGATTTTTTGCCAGGGCGTTTCTGAACAGTCCAAAAAAAGTAGGTTATTTCATAAAACATACCCGCCCTTTATAAAATTTATAAATATATAAGTAAAAAAATAAAGGCACTATAAAGTGCCTTTACTTTTAATTAAATTGTGGAATATCGTATAACTCCGTTTCGCCCTCATAGGTAACAGTTATATTTTTTTTGTTGGGAGTATAGTCAATCTGTAAATTTGATAATACTAACATTGTAGTTATATTATATGTAACTATTGCAACGGTAATGATTGCAAATAAAATACTTATGATTTTTATAAACATTTTCATTTTTAACACCTCTTTTTTAAACCTTTATAGTTAGATTATAAAAATCGCAAAACTCAAGTAAATTCATTGAATTATTGAGTAATTCCATTACTTTATCAACCATTCTGAAACTGTTGATATTTTGCAAACTCATCTTATAAGTAAATGAGTTTGTTTTTTTCTTTTTTCTTAACAATCCTAACTCTTTAATAGTTTTAATAAAAGTATTTTTATCTAACACTATTGTGTTATATAATGATAATTCTTTATAATATATAGGTGTCCATATAATATAATTTTCTTTTAATAATTTTAAGTCACCGTTTATATTATAATATCCGATATCTCCCGCCCCGCTTTTACAATCTAATGTAATCGCCTTTTTTTTACCGTTTATATTGATATATTTTCTTATATCAACGGTATTTTTTGGACTGACACGGTGCTTATTTTTCAAAAAGTCGGTGACTAATAGCTCAAACTCACCGCCGTTCTCGCCGTTTTTTGTTCCGCCTACGGTATGATTTTCTATGCCGCCTATATCAATACTATTCAATTGAACATTAGAACGGTTTATAAGTTTTATTAGCAAATAGGCTCTCGCCCTTTGAGTTGATACCGCTTTTGTATCGTTAATGATTTTTTGTAACAAATTTACGCTAATGTTACCATTAAAAACTTTTGAATAGTCATTTTTTCCGTTTTTTGTAATTTCATAATCAATCATAATGTAAAACCTCAATTCAAAAATATTTACAAGGTCTTTTCTGTTCCCTTGCAAGTCCTATTATATAGCCGTTTCGCCCTTTTGTCAATAGTTTTTTAAAAAAAGTTTTGAATATTTACAACCTTATACAATATATACAATACAAAAAAATTGTACTATTTAAAAAAGATACAATATAACTAAAAAAATAACTGTTCCACGCTATTCTTTTGTATAATATCACTATTTTAAGTTTAGACAGGTTGTACAAAATGCTAAATAGTGCTATAATGGAAAAGTAAAAGCGGTAAATATAAAATTTATAAAATAGATATATCTTTATGGTATATTAAAACTGCAAGTAACTATTATATTTTATATCAATATAAAATAATAATAATGTTAATGTGATAAAATTTTATGAATATACTAAAAAAATATCAATCTATCTAATCTTTTATGAGCCGATGGGGTAGGTGTTAAAACGGCGGCAGAGGGATAAAAATTTTTATCTTTTATTTTTCACTATCTATATTCCTATTTTTAAAACACGAAAAAAGCTGCGTTTGAGTGTAAATGAGCTGCGTTGCCGCTGCAAAAAATTTTAAAAATTTTTAATTTTTTTAAAAAACTATTGACTTTTAAAAAAAGTTATGTTATAATATAGTTACAAAATAAAGAAAGGAATTTTAAAAATGAAAGCTACAAAAAAAATTACAATGACAAAAAAAGAAAAGGACGCTATTATTAACGGCTTAAACCTGCTTATCGAATACGGCTATGCCTATGAAGAGATTTTCGGGTGTAGTTTGACTGATGATTATGCGGTATGTTTGCCAGATGATATGTTAGAAGGTTTTAAAGCCTCTTTAGATAGCTCTTATATTAATATTATTAAAGACTAAAATAAAAGGTGGGCAATAGCCTACCTTTTATTTTACTACAAATTGCGTCTAAACTATTAGTTAGACAAAACTTAGACGGTTGTCGTCTAAAGGTTAAAGATTAAAACTTTAGACGCAAATTTCTCTTTTAAATTTTTTTAAAAATTTTTTTAAAAAACTATTGACAAAATAATTTTTATGATGTATAATATATACATAAGATAAAGAAAAGAGGTAAAAATAAATGGTTACAATTGTTATTTCAGTTTTTGCAACTTGGCTTATAATTAGTATTTTAATTGCAATAGGTGCTACTTTTTTAGGTCAAGAGATATTGTGGGATGATTGGTTTATGTTAATCGTATGTTTTCCATACATTATAGTAGATATCCCATTTGAATTGATTGTAATAATAGTTAAAAAAATAAAAAAGAAAAGAGGTAAAAGATAATGACAGTAGGTTATACTAAAAGGATTCACGGTTCAGATATTAAAGAACACAATAAATTGTGTGAGGCTAGACGAATTCTACAAGATTTTATTTATTTTTTACAAGAAAATGAATGCGATACAAGAGGGATTGACGAAACCTTTTTTGACAATATAGGTGATATGATTGATGAAATATTTTCAGATAAAGGGCTTATAATATCTTCAGGAGATGAGGAAGAAGAATTTACCGAATTTATCATAGACTAATAAAGAAAATAAACGGTTATATAACCGTTTATTTTTTAACTAAAATTGCGTCTAAACTTTGGATTATTCCTTAGACGGAACCGTCTAAAATGAAAGTTAATAACTTTAGACGCAAATTATGTTTAAAATAACTATTGACAAAACAAAAAATGTATGATATAATTAATATATCAAATAAAGAAAGAGGTTATACATTATGGTAGCGATTATTTCAATTTTAGTGACTATGATTATTGTTGCAATTATTATAATTGTATCTTTTGTGATTACAAAAATAATTTTAGCTATTGAAAAACATTCTATTAAAAAGGATATTAGGGAAAATAGATATCTTTATGAATTTTATTTAAGGACAAGTGAAAAAAGGGAAAAGTATGGTAAAAGAGGTTGTTACATTAGAAAAAGAAAAATAGAATTAAAAAATAAAATTGATGACTATTATAACGAAATTCGCTATATGCCAAAAGATAAAGTGTCTTACACTGAAAAACAAATTGAACAGATTAAAATTTATATCAGCGAATGGGAAGCCATCTATCAACATCATTTAAGAGAATATTATAAAATTGATACTAGTCTAAGAAAATGGGAAAAATTTCATAGTTTAAGAACTTATAACGAGGAAATAATTAAGCAATTTATTGCTTAATTATTTTTTATTGAACTTTGCGTCTAAGCTTTTAGAGTAAGGTTTAGACGCTAACCGTCTAGAATTAAGATTAAGAGTTTAGACGCAAAACCGTCAAAAAAATTTTTTAAAAACTATTGACAAAATAAATTTTATAGTATATAATATATACAGAAAGTTAAGAAAACAAAAATTAAACTTGACTACAAAAAGAAAGGATATGTTATTATGTATATGGTTAATTATGACGGAAACGATAAAAAGCAAGCGATAGAAATTTCAATTGAAGATTACAACGATATTATTATCGGATTAAGTGCATTAGCAAAATTTGATGATTTTTATTGTAATGCTTTTGGTGAATCCTGGGCGAGAGAAATTGATTGTATTCCGCCAGCCGACTTAATGAGAGAGTTTATAACGGCTTGTATGTTTAATGAAAATATAATTACAGACAGAGAAAAAAATTGTCACGAAAAAGTCAGAATATATTAAAAAGGGCGATTTCGCCCTTTCTTTTTGTTATAGTTTGCGTCTAAATTACCATAATAGTTTAGACGCTAACCGTCTAAAAACAAAATTAGAAGTTTAGACGCAAAATTTGTTCTTTAAAATTTTTCAAAATTTTTTAAAAAAACTATTGACAAAATAATTTTTATAGTGTATAATATATACATAAGATAAAGAAAGAGGTGAAAGCAATGACCGCTGGAGCATTTGTACTTATAATATATTTTATGTTCTTATTTCTTTTTACCCTCGCAAATCGTTAATTTGTGCAATTAAAAATATTTATAATTATAAAAAAATATAATTCAAAATACAGAAAGGACAGATAATAATGGAAGCAACTTTTATTAAAAAATTAGTAATTACAAGGAGTGAGATTGAAACAATCAAAAAAGGTCTTGAAAAACTTGAAGAATTTATGGATAAAACAGAAGAACTGGAACTTGACCTTTTTGAGGAGTGGGAATTGAATACTGTTTCACGATGGTTAAATGATGTGAGCGATGAGGATTTCATCTTTAATCATAATGAGAGCATTACAATTAAAGAAGCGGAATAATCCGCTTCTTTTTTTACTTTGATTTGCGTCTAAAAAATTAACCTTAGACGGCAACCGTCTAAAACTATTTAGCAAAAAGAAAGTTTAGACGCAAAAGTCGCCAAAAATTTTTTAAAAATTTTTTTCAAAAAACTATTGACTTTTTAAAGTTTTTGCTATATAATATATACATAAGGTAAAGAAAGGAAAGATAAAAAACTTAAAAAACTTTTTAAAAAAATTTTAAAAAAGTTTTAAAAAACCATTGACAAATAAAAAAATCTATGATATAATAAGTACAGAAAGTTAAGAGATTAACTTTTAAATAAAAATAGGGTTGCGACCTAACGCTAAAAAGAAAGGATTTATTATGACAAACAGAGAATTTTTGAACAGCGTAATTAACAACAACATTGACACCGCCGTTATTGATTTTGCCGAAAATCAGCTTGCAAAGCTTGATGAACGCAACAAAAAGCGTTCAAGTACAATGAACGCAAGACAGAAAGAGAACGAAAGCATTAAGACTGAAATTGTTGACTTTATCAAGGAAAACGGTCAGAGTGTTGTCGCAAGTGAAATCGGCGAACAGTTCGGCTTTTCTACTCAGAAAGCAAGTGCGTTGCTCAGACAGCTTGCTGAAAGTGGTACGCTTGCCGTTGACACCGTAAAAATTCCAAAAAAGGGCAAGGTAAAGGCTTATAGCCTTGCGGATAATGAGGTTACTGCGGACACCGAAAACGAGTTTGTAGAGGTAGAAAGATGAAAAAGAATGAAACATCAAACAGGATTGGCAATATGTTTGTAGATGTAGGGTATAATACCGCCATACACGCACATATAGTATATGATACTGAAAATAAAGTTATGTACGCTGTTCTTAATAGCGAGTATATGATTGTACTTGTTGACGAAAATGGTAAACCAAAACTTTGGAATGAATGAAAGAGAGGTTTTAAAATAACATAAGTAAAAATAAGGTGGGCAACAGTCCACCTTATTTTTTATCTAAATTTGCGTCTAAAATATTAAATAAAAGTTTAGACGCTAACCGTCTAAAATCAACTTTAAAATAAAAAGTTTAGACGCAAAAATTATCTTGACTTTTAAAAGAAAATATATTATAATATAGTTACAGAATAAAGAAAGGGTGCTTATTATGACAGATGAAAGTTTAATGTTATTAGTATATTTTGGTGTTACTGTTTTTATACTTTTTGGAGTTTTATTTGAATTACTATGTAGCAAATTAAAATATATTAAAAAAATTAAAAAACAGCCACATAAATTCACGCAATTGTTGTATTATTATAATACAATACAAAAATACACTAAAATGTGTATAGATTCACATAATATACTAATTGAAAAAACAACAGAGCTAAATAATATGTATAAAGCATTATTAACAACAAATAAAATAGAAGATATCGACAAAGTGACTTTATCAAAAAGAATAGAAATTCAAAAACTTGTTATAAAAGACAATCTTTTAGAAACCTTGCTAAAAGAACAAGAAAATGCTTTTGAAGAATTAAAAAAAGAATTAAAAGTTAATAATTGTGATGAAAAATTAATTAAAAGGCTTATCAAATAAGCCTTTTATTTTTTGAAGAAAAGCGTCTAAACTATTACAACTTTTAGACGGCAACCGTCTAAAATCAACTTTAAAATAAAAAGTTTAGACGCAAAAATTATCTTGACTTTTTTAAAAAAATATATTATAATTATTATAGAAAATAAAAGAAAAGAGGAAATTCAAAATGACAATTTACTTTGATATGGACGGTACACTTGCAAACTTTTACGGTGTTAATGGTTGGCTTGACTGCTTAAATAATGAGGATATAACACCCTATAAAATAGCTAAACCGTTAATAAAAATGAATGTTCTTGCAAGGGTATTGAATAATTTGCAGAAAAGAGGTTTTGAAATCGGTATAATTTCTTGGACTGCTAAAAATAGTTCTGAAAACTATCACAAAGCTGTTGCAAGTGCAAAAGAAAAGTGGTTACATACTCATTTGAAAAGTGTAAAATTTAATGAAATCAATATTCTTGAATATGGTGTTCCAAAAAGCACCGTAGCAACCGAAAACGATATTCTTTTTGATGACGACAAAAGAGTTAGAAAAGAATTTTGCGGGCGGGCATTTGATGAAACAAAAATATTTGAAATCTTAAAGGCTCTTTAAAGAGCCTTTAATTTTATTATAAATTGCGTCTAAACTGCCGCTGCGACCTTTAGACGCTAACCGTCTAAAGTAAAGAATTGAAAGCTTAGACGCAAAATTCATTTTTAAAATTTTAAAAAAATTTTCAAAAACTATTGACTTTTAAAAATTTTTGCTATATAATATATACATAAGATAAAGAAAGGAAAATAACAATGAAAAAGAAAGAGATATTTTGGGAACTTATTGGCTATTTAATTATAGTCGGCTTAATAATCGGACAAATAACTATTGGTTATTGGTATTTATTTGCACAATTCATTTATTTATTTTGTAACCTTATAAGTGTAATAAAAGATATCTTTCAAAAAGTGCCTAAATCTTATCTTGTAAAAGATATTTGTTTTACGGCTTTAACTTTAGGATTGATTATCATATGGAATATTTATTAAAAAGGAGAAAAAGATGATAACAGCGGGCATTATTAGAAGGATTGATGATTTGAATAGAATTGTAATTCCTCGTAACATACTCCGAGAATTGAATATAAAAGAGGGGCAACCTTTTGAATTTTATATAGATAAAAAAGACAATTCAATTATATTAAAAAAAATATGAGTTGAATAAATAAAATAAACCGTACTATATAGTACGGTTTATTTTTTAAACTAAAATTGCGTCTAAATTTAAACCAATAAACTTTAGACGACAGTCGTCTAAATCACTGCCTTTAGACGCAAAAATTTGCTTTCTTTATAAAATTTTATTATAATTATCTTAAAGAAAAAAGAAATTTTAGACGCAAATTTTTTTTAGAAATTCTAAAATTATTTTTAAAAAACTATTGACAAACTAAAATTTCTAATGTATAATATAATTGAAATTAAAAGAAAGGTGGCTATTTTTATGGCAACACGCAAACAATTGAGAGAAGAAATCAAAAAGCATTATATGGAAAAATTCATTGACTTTTTAGATAAAAGTGGTGAAGATGTTTTGATTGTAGGTTCAAACAAGCTGGCTTTCCCTGTTACTGACAGCGAAAACAATGAAGATTTTATTGAGCTTACAATTAAAATTCCGACAGGTGCTAATAAAGGCACTGAACCATATGATGGGTATGCAATGGCGGAAGACTACGAAATCCATCGGCGTGAAATGGCTGAAAAGAAAGAGAAAGCTAAGAAACTCAAAGAAGAAAAAATCAAAAGAGATAAGTTGTACAGAGAAAACAAAAAAAGACAGAAAGAAGAAAGGGCGGTTTAACCGCTCTTTTTTTTAAACCTTTTTTGAATTTGCGTCTAAATCATTAGTTAGAAAATTTAGACGGTTGTCGTCTAAAAATTAAAGATTAAAACTTTAGACGCAAAATTTGCCCTAAAAAATTTTTTAAAAAACTTTTAAAAAGCTATTGACAAAATCAATTTTATAGTGTATAATAAGTACATAAATTAAAGAAAGGGTGTTCAAAAATGAACGAAATAAAAATTGACAAACGAAAAAATTATTATATGGTGTTTGATACAGAAACATCAAATTCACTTGATGACCCGATTATGTATGACTTGGGCGGTGCTATCGTTGATAAAAAGGGTAATGTGTACGAACATTTTTCTTTTGTAATATGGGATACTTTTTGTAATATGCGAGAGCTGATGAAAACTGCTTATTATTACGAAAAAGTACCGCAATACTGGGACGAAATCAAAAACGGTCAGCGTAAAATTGTATCACTTTTTACCGCAAAAAAATATTTTTATGACTTATGCAAAAAGTATAATGTAACGGCTATTATGGCACATAACGCAAGGTTTGATTATAAATCAACAAATGGTACTTTACGCTACTTGACAAAATCAAAATACCGCTATTTTTTGCCGTATGGCGTGCCGTTATGGGACACTTTAAGAATGGCAAAAAGTACGGTATGTAAACAAAAGTCATATATAAAGTGGTGCAATAAATACGGTTATGTACAGAAAAACGGTCAGGTCAGGGCAACGGCTGAAATTTTATACCGTTATATGACAGGTAATAATAACTATACAGAGTGCCATACAGGGCTTGAAGATGTGCTAATTGAAAAAGAAATTTTTGTGTGGTGTATGCGACAGCACAAAAAAATGAATAAAAATTGTTTTAAGAAATAAGGGCAACCGCCCTTATTTTTTTTATTTTAATACTTTAACGCTTTAAAGCATTAAAATTTAAAATTCCGTCTAAACCGCCGCAACGCTCCAAATTGAACTTTAGACGGCAACCGTCTAAGTTTTTAACTACTCGAAGTTTAGACGCAAAACTTACCTTAAAAAATTTTTCTAAAAAAGACTTGACAAAATTTTCATTCTATGGTATAATTTATAAAGAATTAAAGAAAGGCGGTTTGATAGCCAATGCAAGAAATTTATACAAGTAAATATGGCACTATTTTTTCACGCACTAAAATCCCCAAAAAAGAGGGCGATTATGTCTATTTTATTCAAATTGGAAAAATAGGCGAGCGGCTCTTTAAAGTTGGCACGACAAATAATGTACTGCGGCGAATGAAAGAACATAACAAATACTATAAAAAAGATATTTATATTTTGTGGGTTTCGCCCTGTTACTCAAAATATACCACTTTAAGGGTAGAGGATAACACAAAAAAAATATGGTCAACATTAACAGGTTTTACCTATAAAAGAAATGACCGTTTTATAATCAGTCCCGTTATAACCAAAGTACAAATAAAAGTTAGAAAGATTTATGAGATTGCACTTGAATAAAGTGCAATCTTTTTTTATTAATAGTTTAGACGGGTTTTAAGTTTAGACGCAAAGATGTTTAGACGGGTGCCGTCTAAACCAGTCAAAATCTCAGGGGTGTCAAAATTCTTCTCTTGTCAATTTTTAGACGCAAAATTTTTTATTTCAAATTCCCAGCTCTGTCAAATTTTAAGTTGAAATAAGCTGCGTTCAAACTTTCTTTATAATCACTGCCGCTGCAAATTTTTTTAATTGAAAAAAGCTACGATTAAGACAAATTTTTTCTTCTTTAAAATTTCGGGCAGGGAACTCTTTTTTTAGAGAAGTTACTATCTTTTTTAACTTAAGAAAAAAACGCAAATTTTTTTGAAGGTCAAATTAATTTTAAAGTCAAGTCTCTGCCAGCAGTCTAAGTCTTCTCTTCGGTTAAGCCAAAATCTTCCTCACTTAGAACTCTACAAAAATTTTTAGGAGAAAAGGAAAAGAAAAAGATAACCAAATTAGCGTTAATTTGACGCTAAATTGGCTACCTAAACTAAACTAATTATACTCTTTACTTTATTTATAGAGTTAAAGTCAAATTAGCGTTAACTTTAAATTAAGATTAGATTATTTTTAAAGACTCAGCGGCAACGGTCAAATTTTTAAAGAAGTCAACTTTTCAATATCGGGGAAGCTTAGTCAACTTTTCTTAGGACGTCAACTTTTCTTAAAGCGTCAAACTTCTTATCGTGTCAAATTTTAGCCGCTGCGGCAACTAATCCTAACCTTAATTTAAAAGAAAAGAAAATTTGACTCGGCGGCACCGCCTTTAAATTAAATTAATTCTTAAATTTTAGAAATTAAATTTTGATTTTTCTTTAAAAAACCACTATAATATATATAGAAAATAAAGAAAGGAGAAAGAAAGGAGAAAAAAAGAAAAGAAAAAAGAGGGGAAAGAAAATTTGAAAAAACCTCAAAAACCCTATATAATATAAGTGTAATAAAGAGAAAGAAAAAATAAATTTAAAGTTGCCAACTACTAAGTGTTGGAGAAAGAGGTCTATATGACACAGAGAGAATTTTTTAACGCAATCGCAGAAAACGAAACCTTAACTGAAGATATGAGAGATTTTGCTAAGAACCAGATTCTTCTTCTCGATAAGAGAAATGAGAAGAGAAGAGAAGCAACCTCTCGAAAGGCAAAGGAGAACGCACCTATTATTGCCGCTATTCTTGAAACCCTTACAACAGAACCTCAGACAGCAGCGGAAATCGCCGAAGTCGTAGAAATCTCTACACAGAAGGCAAGTGCTCTTCTTCGTCAGCTTGAAGAAAAGGGAGAAATTTTGACAACTGAACTCAAAATCCCGAAGAAGGGTAAGAGAAAATCTTACTTTATAGTAGAAGCAAAAGAAGCCGATTAAGGCTTCTTTTCTTTTACGCTTTTACATTTTAAACGCTCCTTTGCGTTTTAAACTTTACGCTTTGCGTTTTAAACGCTCTTATTATTATACTATTATTATACTATTATTATAATATTATTATACTATTTATTTTTTTATTTATTTTTTAAAATTTGATTTTCTGTGATTTTTGAGCCAGACACCATTATCTATAAATTAGCATTTATTCCTATAAATTAGCATTTATTCCTATAAATTAACATCTATTCCTATAAATTAACACTCATATCTATAAAATAACCCCTATTCCTATAAATCATTGTTAACTTCTATAAAGAAACTAACCTTAATTTTTCTAATCCTTTGCCATACCTCTTTATTGCTATGGGAAGGACTCTTACTCTAATAACTACCGAGGAATCGCCTAAGATTCCTCTTTTTTTATTCCTTTTTTTATTCCTCTTTCCTCTTTTATTCTTCTTTTTATTTCTTTATTCTTTTACCCTTATTCTTTTTTTATTATTTCTCTTATTTATTATTATTATTATTATTATACTATTATTAACCTTCTTCTTCCTTCCCTTTTCTTTCTCTCTTTTCCTTCCTCTTCTTTCCTTTTTTTATTATTATTAAACTAATTTTCCTTATATTTTTTCCTTATACCTTTTTCTTCTTTTTCTTTCTTATTATTATACTATTATTATATTATATATTATACTTTTTCTTCTTTCTTCC